ATTAAGGGGTATCAGCATGACGGTGAATGTATCATCGTGGAGTTCCATATCGCAGACTGGGACAGCAACATGACCATGCATTGCTGGATTGACCACACTGGCCGCATCTATGGCGAATGGTAGAGCTACCGCTGGTAGTATCCGCGCGCGGCTGCAGCCGGGGGCGAAAGAAATCCCACTAGCCCCGACCGATTTCAGTGGACAGACTCATCGCACATCTATAGCTTTCGACTCGGCCCAAACGGCAATCACGCCTCGGCCCTAACCTTAAGGAACGACTCACATGAACAAATCGGCCCCGATTAACAAAGCTGGCCAGCCCGGCAAGGTCCTTGCTGACAAAACCCCTGTCAAGGGCTCGCAGGATAGCGCTGCTAGCGCCCCTGTTGCGACCACATCTGACGACGGCAAGACCAAAAAGAATCAGGCCATCAAGGTCGCATATCTGGCCGACACAAACGGTAGCGTTACCGCGAGCGCAGGTATCCCCTCAACCGGCTTCATCGGCGTGCGCATTGGCGCCCCCGGCATGGCCGATATGGACCTCGCCATCGCTGACCTCCCGCGCGAAATCATCCAAAGCGCGCTGGCCTTCGGCCTCAACACGGCAATCCGCAACGCGTTCAACACGCGGCGCAACACGGTTGGCGTGACCGACGACGAGGCGCGCGAGTTCATGCTGGCGCGTGTGGACGGCTGGAAGCGCGGCGAATGGTCGCAGCGTGGCGAGGCGACTCCGGATAACAGCGTGCCGCTGGTTATCGAAGCCATGATCCGCGCGACGAAGGCCGCTGGCGTGCACACGCAGGCCAAGGAAGACGGCTGGCTCGCGCACTATCGCGGCTTGCCCGACGCCAAGGCCAAGGCCAAGCAAACCGCCGAGTGGCTCAAGAAAACCGCCGTTAACGCGGCGTTCGAGGCGATCAAGGCCGAGCGCGCTGCGGCCCGTGCCGAAGCCGCGAAAGGGCGCTCTACGCCCGCCGCAAGCGCCGATCTGGGCGACCTCTAAGCGCCCAAAACCGCTGCGCGAAACTAGGGGCCGCACTGGCCCCTTTTTTCATGCCCGACGCGCCCGCTGCGCGCCAATCCAGCCCCTATTCTGCCCCCGCCCCTATCTACATAGCACCCCGATTCCCGCCCCCACACACCCCCTTCCCGCCCGCCCTACCCCCCGCTCAAATGTGTTCGCAATCTGATCAAAATCATACAAGCCCCCCCTTCCATTCACCAAAGGTACTACCTTTCCGGTTGTACCCTCACACCCTCTAGTTGCACAACCTATAATATATATTTTATATATTACACCCATCATATATATATTCTCACACATGAGTCAACGCGAAGCTGTAGAGCTACCCCTCCACACCAACGAGTTGCAATGTTCGTACACCAACAAACACGACGGGGGGCTTGTATCATTTTTGGCCCCATTTCCGCCACATTCCCCGATTAAGCTACCCGTCTTCCTGGCCAAAATCTGTCCAGCGCCCAACTTAGAGGTCCCACACCATGGTAGCATCCCGACACCCTCGCCACATCTCCCCCGCACTCGCAATTGCCGCGTGCACCGACGTCCTCGCAGCCCTAGCCGCCGACAACGAACTCTCCGAGATGCACCTCGACGAGATATCAGCCGCGCTAATCACCGCTGGCTACGACAAGCACCTACGCACCGCACTCCTCTCCTACCTGCGCGACATAATCGCAAAGAGCGGCGCTTCGCGCTAACCGCCCACCTGTAGGGGCCTCCACAACCCCTACACCCCCAAGCGCTTCGCGCTAACCCTCACACCAACGGAACACCCCCATGACCAAACGCTACGTGTCCCAACTGGCCGCAAACGGCAAAAGCGACATCCTCGCAATCCACTCCGAACTCCGCCTGGCCCAAGAGAGCTGGACCATAAGCTACAGGAGGATCGGCGAGGTCCACTTCACCAATGTCAACGACCTACACTACGGTGTATTCCTCGACGTCAGCCCCACCGAACGCAAACTGGTCGGCCTCATCCACATCGTCGACATGTTCACCGAGGCCTGCCAGCTATGACCCGCAAAACTCGCGCCCTCTACATCCTCGCTGCCCGCCTCCGCGCCCTCGAGCTCGACTCCACACCCTCAAGCGCCCTCATCCTGCGCCCAGTCCTGCGCCGCGCAACCATCCTGGAGCCGGTCCTGGCCCCATCCTCCCCCACCGGAGCCCTCTAATGGCCCAAGCCAACCTCCGCATGCACTGCATATTCAAGGACCGCCAGCCCCTACTCGGCCTCCTCAACCCAACCTCCGCCGGCTGCTGGGCACGCCTATCCACCATCCTCAACATCAACAAAGGCGCCCGCCGCTCCAACCCCGCCCCACGCCTCACGCGCCCTGAGATGGAGGCCCTCGGCTATTCCTGCTACCCCGTCCTACTCTCCTGGGACCTCGACAAAACCGGACCATCCTCATGACCCCGACAGCGCCGCTTCACATCCCTCACGAGCCCCTGCAGCGGCGCTGTCCCTCCTGCAAGCGCACTTTCTCGCCCTCATCACCCGCGCAAAAATACTGCAACAACCCCTGTCGCTACCAGTACCGCAAGCCCTCCGCCGCCGAGCGCCTCGCAATCCGCGAAGCCCTCGCAATCCCGGTCCACTGCGCCTCCTGCGACGCCCCATTCCTGCGCTCGCGCCTCAACATCATCCGCTGCCCCCTGTGCGCGTCCCGAGGCAACTACAGCGCCCCCCTTCCCGCCCGCTCCGCTCGCGGCGACCTATTCCTAATCCGGCAATCCTCCCTCCCCACACCCTCTCCCGCGCCCACATGCGGCGAGGAGCGCCGCATCATTCGCGCCATCGAGCGCCTCCCCGACGACGACCCCGCAATCCCGCGCCTCCAAGCGCGCCTCGAAGCAATCTGGGCTCACGAAATCGCCCAAATGCGCCTCAAACTCAACCAGTAAAGGAGCGTACCCATGACATACCCCGACGACCTCCTCCCCGAAGAGGTAACCGACCCCTTTGCGGCCTCTACTGACAGCGTCCCCGAACTCACCCCCATCGACTGGAAGGCCAGCGCCGAGCTCCTAACCCAGCGCCTCCTCGAAAAGGAGCGCGAACTGGAGGAATCCCGCGCCGTATGCGCAGCCCTCCAAGACATGAACGCCAAGTGGCTCAACGAGGTTAACGCCCACACCGCCACCAAGCGCGAGCTCCAGCGCGCAAACGAGATGTGCGGCGGTCTGGAGTTCTCCGACGGGCGCCTCCAAACGCCCCAGCAAATGGTCGCAGCCGCCACGCGCGAACTCAACGATGCCCTGCGCATCGCCGGCATCCGCGAGGCCAACCTCACCACCGTGGTCGACACCCTCTCGCGCTCCAACGGCGAGAAAACCACACGCATTGCCGACCTAATGCTCGAATACAATGCCCTTCTCGAAATGGTCTCCACCCCACTCCACCGCTGGCTCTGGAACCTCCTCCGCAAGCGCTCGACCATCGTCCAGCGCGCCGAGACCCGCGCCTATAAGCGTCGCGTAACCACCAGCGCCCATGCGCTAAACACTCCCGAGTAGTACCACGTGCCCCGGCACATAGTACCACCAAACGAGGCCCTGACATGACCACCAAGACCAAACCAACCCCTCCCACACCCACACTCGCCGCCGCGCGGAAAGCCCTCTCCGCCTGCCCCCACCTCACCCCGGCCGAGCGCCGCGCCTTCAAGCGCCACCTATCCGAGGTCGCACACACGCGCCACCTCTACCCCACCGGCGCCAAAGACCTCGGCCATCGCCAAGCCCGAGAGAGCTTCTAACCCCATGAACACCCTCATCTCCGCCATGCAAGCCGCCGGCGAGCTCAACATCCTCCTCATCCTCGGGAGCGTGATGATCCTCGCCGGCCTCATCGCAATCGCAGTCGCCTGGAGCATGACCAATGATGACCGCGACTGAGGTTGCCCTCCGCTATCTGGTCCTGATCGCGACCCCATTCGCGCTCTGGGCCACAATCATCCTCCTCATGTACCTCTCTCATCTCTCCAACAAGAGGCCCTAACATGGAAATGACCGTTCCCCCCTACCACTACGACGAGCCCACCGTCACCCGCGACGTGATCCGCAACGTCAGGAGCGAATTCCGCACCCTCAACCACCAGCCCCTCACCCTCTCCTCAACCCTCATCGCGGGCATCATCCTCGAAACGCTCGACGAATTCAACAACCTCCTCGACTCAGGCATGTCCGAGGCCCTCGCCAACGCTGCCTGCAACAACATCCTCCAAATGGCCCTCCTCACCCTCGAAAACTGGCACAAGGACCGCACGCGATGCCTAACCTTATCCCCTTCATCATCCTCGTCTACCTCCTCGTCGGCGCCCTCATCGCCGTCTACCTCCTCCTCGACGACCCCTGGATCCTCGTCCGACCTCACTGGACAAGCGCCCAGCGCTGGGGAGCCTACCTCCTCTTCACCGTCTTCCTCTCCCTCGCCTGGCTCCCGGCCCTCATCCTGCTCGGAATAGCCGCCCTCTTCGATCGCAACTCAAACCGCGAGCTCTAAAATGAAGCCCAATCCCAACCTCCACCTCTTCGAGGCGCCCATCGCCCGCCTGTGCTGGTGCTACGGCGCCTCTACCTGCGCCGCATGCCGCGACCGCAACCGGCACAACACAACCACCCAGCGCCTAGTCGAGCTCATAAAGCCCGCCCGCATCAGCCACCTCGACCTACGGCCCGTGACCGACACCGAGCTCACCACCTGGCTCAAGGGAGCGCACCAGACCACCCTAGCGAAAGCCCTCCGCAACGACTACACTTCCGGCACTCGCGAGGGCAACCACATCACCTTCCCCGACGACATAGCCATCGTCCCCGTCCGCACCTCCCCAGACGGCACCTATTGCAGCGTCGGCAAGTACACCATCGCGCCCGACCTTGTCGTCACCGACGAGCACGACGCCCGCATCGGCCTCTGGGATCCCGACCGCAACCTAATCATCCTCGACAAACGGCCCCGCATCAAGCGCGACGAGAGCGCCCGCGCCCGCATTGCATCCCGCTCCGCGGCCGACATCGACCGCATCCGCCAGACCTGGGACGCTAAGCCCCCCGCCTCCGTAATCAACTTCATCGCCCTCAACCGCGTCGTCGTCGACCACATCCGCCCCGACCGCCCCGTGACCGTGTTCTACGACCCATTACACGGCTTCTATCACCTCCGTCCCGCGACCGACTTCGGCCGCCCCAAGCACCTCCCCTCCGAGCGCGTCTACCACAAGCGCCCGGACCACGACGACATGTGCGACCTCCACGCCCAGCACTGGAACGTCGTCAAGTGTGAGTGCAGCTACATGAAAGGCCTCTGCACTTACTGCTGCGGCGGCTGGCACAACGACGTCCCCTGGGACACCGAGCTCTACACCAACGGCCTTGTCAACCCCGAGGAGTTCCTCTAATGGCCAACACCCTCCGCCTCACGCGCGCCCGAAACCTCCTCGAGGCCGCCCCTGCCGCCCTCGCCCAGATGTCCCACCTCGGCGAGCGCTCCCACCGCGAGTGCCCCCGCTGCGTCATCGGCTGGGTCTGGCTCGACCAAAAGATCAACCTCCACGAGTACAAAAACCACATCGCGCTCACCAACGGCCACTTCGACTCCGAATGGCTCGACATCTCCTTCGACGCCTTCAGCGACACCCTCAGCCTCATGGACGGCCCAAAACTCTCCCTGCCCATGTTCACATTCGACCGCGAGCCCGAGGACAAGCGCAAGCACGCAATGCTCTGCGTCTTCGACCACCTCATCAACACGGGCACGCCCCTCTGGACCGAGGCCCTCATCAGCGCCGGTATCGACCCCTGCCCGGAGCTCGCATGACCGCCACGATCCTCGAGTTCCCAATCTCTCGCTGGCCGCGCCTCCACCCGCGGCCATACTCTATCGACGTGGAGTTCACCAAGCTCTTCCCATACGCGGCCTACGCCACCGACCCCCACACCCGCCTAGCGCTCGCCGAGAGCGACCGCAAAACCCAACTCCACCTCTCCTCCACCTCCTCCTACCTCTACGACGTCAACCGCCACGTCGCCCTCATCAACCTCATCAACCACATCAAAGGAGCCCTATGACTTACCCAATCTGGCTAACCCTCGACACCCCACGCGGCCCCGAGGCCATGAATATCGCGCTCTGCTACCGCATCCGCCGCAGCGAGCCCGAAAAACTCACCTACCTCTACCTCATGGGCTGCAAGGACCCCGTAGCCGTGCGCTCCACCCCAGCGGAAATCTCCAAGGCCGCCATCAACGAGATCCGCCAATCGCCCCTCGTCTCGGCCGCGAACTCCCTCAACATCATCGCCAAATGCTTCCTCAAGGACATGGCCGACCGCGAAAAAGCCGAAGCCGGCCCCGGCCTCCTCATCCCAAAAGGAGCCCTCCGGTGATCACACTGACCTCCGTAGCCGACTTCCCTGCCGAGCTCGTCACACTCCTCGAGAGCGCCTCGAAGGCCCCGGTCTACGTCCCCTGCCCTACCCCCTCCCGCGGCCGCAACATCCGGCACGTGCTCCGCCGCCTGGCCCAAGCGCTCCGGCGCGAGGACCCAGCGCGCTACGGCTCCATGACCATGATCTCCATCCGCCTCTACACCACGGCCGAGGTCACGCTCAACGACGCCTCCTGGAACCCCGGTCCGGGGTTCCCCTACACCGTCCTAGTGGACGCACGCGACCCTTTCGTCGACCTCATCTCCAAGGCTCAACCCGCCCACATCGAGCAACCAGCCTCGGAGATCTCCTCGGTCATCGAGGACCCAGACGAAGGGGCCGAGGACGACGACATCGACCTAAGCGGCAGCGACATGAGCTCCATCCTCTCCCGCATAGGCAAGCGCTCATGAGCACCAACAAACCCCAGCTCAAGGTCTACATAACCCCTGAGCTCAACGAAGCGATCCGGGTCCACCTCCACGACCCCGTCTACAACAAGCCCCGCCAGGGCAAACTCTCGGCCCTCGTCGAGAACGCCCTCTGGGAGTACCTCCGTCTCAACGCAGGCAAGCGAGCCAAATCATGACCGAAACCACCACCACCACGACCACCTCCATCCCGCAGCGCCAGGAGTTCTACACGCGCTTCCGCGACATCCAAGCGAAACTCCGCGACGCCGAGCACAACCCCGGCACTCTCACCCACGAGCAGATCCGCGACCTCACCCGCGAAGCTGCCGCCATAGTCCACGGCCTCCAATCCGTGGTCGCCACCGGACCCAAGGGCCGCAAGCCCGCCGCCGAAAAAACCAAAGCTCCCAAGACCACGGTCAAAGAGTCCTCCAACAACGACTCGCTGGACGACCTATAATGCTCCGCTACCACCTCTCACGAGAGTTCGGCATATGGTGGGTCCGCCACGGCCGCAACTATATCACCCTCAAAGCGCCCTGGAACGCGCCTCTGTTCTCCGAGCGCAACGGCTACGTCAAACCCCGCATCAGCTTCCGCGGCTGGCGCCTCTTCATAGGACGCAAGAGCTAATGTTCGGCGACGTTGACACCTCCTATCGCACCAACGAGCGGCCCTTCCACCCGCTCGTCTTCCTCGCGTTAAGCGCGCTTAGCCCCCTCATCGCCGCTCTCATCATCGGAGCATTCACATGGCTGATCTAGCCCTGCCCGTCATCATCGACTCAACCATGCTAGTGAGCTTCCGCTCCTGCCCCCGGCAGTTCTACAACACATTCGTCCTGAACAAGGCCAAGTACGACCGCAGTATCCACCTCACCGCCGGAGGCGCTTTCGCAGCCGGCCTCGAGGAATACCGCCTCGCCCACTTCGCCGACAGCGCTCCCAAAGACGTCTGCTACCAGCGCGCCATAGCTGCAGCCTGCGTGCGCTGGGGCGACGCCGACCCCCTGCCCCTCGACCCCGAGACCAAGGGCGAAACTTACGAGGCCAAGAACCTCCTCAACATCCTCTATGCCCTCGACCGCTACTTCCACACCTACCCGCCCGAGCTGGACCGGCTCCAGCCCATGCCCTCAACTATAGGAGGAAAAACCTCATTCGAACATAGCTTTGCAATCCCTCTCGACGACGACAAGTTCCCAGCGCACCCCATAGGCGAGCCCTTCGTCTACCACGGTCGCATGGACACCAGGGGCTTCTACGACCAATACCGCGTCTTCTCCGACGAGAAAACCACCAAGGCCCTGGGCAAGAAATGGTCCAACCAGTGGATGCTCCGCAACCAATTCATGGGCTACGCCTGGGCCATGCGCGAACTCGGCCAGCCCGAGCGCGCCTGTCTCGTGCGAGGCATCTGCATTCAGAAGACTCAAATCCGCTTCGTGGACTGCCTCCAGCTCTACCCCGAGCACCTGCTCGACAGCTTCGAGGAATCCCTGGCCCACGATCTAACCCTCATGAGGCACTACCATGAAAACGACTTCTGGCCGCAAAGGTTCGGTGAGGCCTGCACCTCGTACGGCGGCTGCGACTTCCGCGAAACCTGCCTTGCCCGCCCATCCCTCCAACCCTACGCCCTCGAAACATACGGCGCTCGTTCTTGGGACCCAGCCAGCCCCTACCAGCGCGCCCGAGTCCTCGAAGCCTGGAGCAACGCCCGTGAAGCCGCCTAAAAAGACCTCCACCCTCGAGGAGAAGTTCGCCATGCGAGAGCTCATCAAGCAGCACTCGGCGGTCGACCCCTCCGACGGCGTGCGCTACTTCGAGGACGGCTGGGACCACGACCGAATCGCAAAAACGGTCAACCCCGACTTCGGCACCAACCAATCGAAATCCGTAGCCGACATGCTTGGCGAGAACATATACACCCGCCACGCCCGTCGCACCGCGGTCCGCGACAACATAGCCATCGCGGTCCTCTCCGACCGCGTCACCCAACTCGAGGCCCTCGTCGAGCGCCTCTATCTCGACCTCGGAATACCCAAATGAACCGCAACGTAAACGTCAAGCACCCAAAGGGGGCCTCCTCCAAGATCGGCCCCAACCAGCACGCCCGCCTCGACGTCCACTACCGCGAAGCCCTCCACCATCTTCGCGCCATGGAGCGTATCATCGAGGAGACTTGCCCCAAGAGCTACGAAACCCTCCAGCGCCTCAACAACGTGCGCAAGAAGTTCGAGACCACAATCCGGCGGGCGCTCCTCACCTCGGCGGAGTCCCACTTCACCGACCCATTCACCCTCTATCGGAACGACAAATAATGAAGCGCTCAATCGCAATCCTCTATCGCTGCAGTGACGGCCAAACCTTCGACACCGAGGACGAAGCGCGCCGTCACCAAGACTGGCTCAACAGGGTCGATGACGTCCAGAATTGGCTCGACCAATTCGACGTCGAGGACCAAGCCAAAATGATCCTCCACTACTGGCAGGTACTCAAAGACCTCGTCGAGGGCCACTCCCTATGACCGCGTCCCTCATCACCCTCGCCCAGTCGGCGTCCCTCTCGGACGCCCTCTGGCTCTGCCTCCTCGGCGCGACCATAATGGGCCTGGCCGTGGTCGCAGGAGTATTCGTATCCTACCTCCGCGCCCGCAAGGCCCACGCTCCTAACCCCAACCAGCACATCTACATCGAGGCCGAACGCCAGTCCCGCATGATCTGGGAGGGCCGGCCTGAGCACCACAGAAAGCGCCCCAAATGACTTTCCACAAGACCCAAACCCACGACGACGGCACCCTCACCGGCTACGCCACCTGTGACCAGCGCGGTTGCAAGGAGACCATCGACATCCATAAAGCCGCCCCCGAGGACATCGGCCGAGCAATCCGCTCCCACGGCTGGCGGACCAAAAAAGTATACAACTCCCACAACCATTGGTGCAAGGACCACTGGAGGCTCTAATGTCAATATCCCTCTCTGCCGAACTCTGCTACGAGGAGTGGAAGCGTTGCATTCAGGGCTCCGGCCCCTCATTCAACCGCCTTCCTCCGCAACTCAAATGGGCCTGGGAGCGCATCGCCCTGATCGCCAACGTAAGCGCCCATGCCGGCAAGAACCTCCCCCTTGCCCTCGCCAATTCCCGGCGCGGTCACCCATACGCGGCCCGCTGGGAGAACGACTCCGACATCGGCCGCGACATCCGCGTCGCGTGGCCAACCGGAGAGCACGGCAACTGGTCCATCCTCGACCTATACCCGGATGGAATGGTCGCCATCATCACCACCGACGAGTCACCGTGCGAGATCTTCCCGCACCCCTACATCTACAAGGCCGACCTCTATGACTGACTACGACCGCAGAGCCCTCGAGACCCGCATGGCACAATGTGCTCGCCTGCGCGAAAGCGGCTTCCGCTTCCCGCTCGCAATAAAAAAGATGTGCTCCCCTCGGCCCGAGGACTTTGCGGCCGCCCACCCTCGCATCGACCACGCACGCGTAACCTGGCAAGTCCACGTGACCTGGTTTTTCGCGCGCAACGTTGACCGCGAGGTCTTCATGAGCTGGATCGGCTACGACCCCGACCGGCACCACCCCGCCAACCTGATAGTCCTCGAGGACTACGAATACCGAAAGGAGAATCCAAATGGCTAAACAAAAGCGCCGCGTTATTCTGGAGCTCATCCTCCAGCCCGACTCCGACGGCCGCGTGCCCGAGGGCAAAGACCTCGCTCGCATGATCGAGCGGCGCCTCATGCGCCAGATCACCCTCACCGGCCCCGCCGAGCACGACATCATATCCTCCCGCGAGCCAATCATCAGCGCCCGCGCGATGGACTACGACAAAGTCATCAACGGCATCTATCATTCCCTCCAGGAGAACCCGAAATGAAAGCGCCAACCTCCCAGATCTTCGAGATCAGTGACGATCTCACCTGCCGCCTCGACCACAAGAACGACATGGTGACCCTAACCACCAGCGCGCACATGCTCGGCGAGTCAGCCCACTCCATCCTCATGAGCTTCGCCAACTTCATCGAGCTCGGCGCCATCGCGGCCAACCTCGCACGCCCTCCTATCGGCACCACGAGCGCCGGCATCTACCGCGATCCCCCTCCAGCCCCGAAGGCTCCCCCGCCACCCGAGGGCGTGGACATATTTCCCGACATGGACTCGATCGACACCGCCACCCTCGGCATGCTCATTGTGTTCGACCAGTCCCCTGACGGTCGCAGGTTCTACGTGGGCCACAGCGCTCACGGCGCCGCAACCCGCTGCGACAAGCCCGTGACCGCCGCGCGCCTCTTCGACAATGCCGAAACCGCGGCCGCCATCGCGCGCGCTCTCGGCGCCAGTGTGGGCAAGTTCACCGACCACGCCTTCTACCGCATCATGCTCCGGAGCCCCACGGGCAAGCTCCAGTTCTGGTCCGGCGAGAACTCCGAGCCCGTCGACCACGTTGACAAAGCCGGCATGGTCCAGTGCCGCTCCAACGCCTACATCATGATGACGCGCTACCGCGAGGAGCCCGGCACCATCAAGTACCTCCTCCCTCTCACATCCTAGGAGCCCCCATGAACGCAGCAGCAAAAACCCCTCTCGCGGGCCAGCCCTACAAACGCCCGCAGTTCGCCGTAACGCCCCCCGCTATCGAGCTCACCGGCGATAGCGGCGCGGGCAAGAGCAGCTCCATCATCACCCTGCTCAAAGCCGGCCTCGACGTCCGCGTCCTCATCACCGAGGGCCGGGGCGCCGAGGCCCTAGTCGACGCCTTCGAGCGCGCCTGGAACAAGGACAAAACCCTCGACTTCTCGCGCCTCCACTGGAAGCAGGTCCTCCCCTCCAACGTGGACCTTGCCGCGCTGAAAATCAAAGCCGGCCTCTCCAACTCCATGGGCGCGGGCGAGCTTCAGAAACTCGAGGACGGCCTCGAGCGCCGCAAGTACCCCCAGTTCATGAACCTCCTTCGCGCGATGGAGTCCTTCGAGGACGAGAACACCGGCCGGAACCTCGGCAACGTTGCCACCTGGGACGATAACGTCGCGTTCGTGATCGACTCGCAAACCGGCATCAATACGATGATCGCACAGCACGTCTGCGGCCATCGCCCGACCATGACCCAGCCCGAGTTCGGCATCGCCCAGAACCACGCCATGGACCTCATCAATATGTGGACGTCCTTGTCGTGCTTCTTCGTGGTCACCGGCCACATGGAGAAGGAGATCAACCCCAACACCGGCGTGGAGAAACTCACAATCGCCCTCATCGGCAAGGCCATCTCCCACCGCTACCACATCCCCTTCTCCGAGGCCCTCGTAGCCTACCGCACCGACAAGTACGAGTACTTCTGGTCCAACACCGACACCCGCGCTGTGACCAAGGCTCGCTACCTACCCCGCTCGCACACCCTGGCGCCGGACTTCGGCCCGATCGTCAAGGGCTACCGCGACCGCAAGCACGCTGTAACCAAGGAGGTGAACGCCCCAACAAGCGCCTAGCCTACTGTACCATCCAACGCTCAACAACAGGAGTACCTTATGAGCGAACGTGAAAGCATGAATCTCGTCCTCGAGAACTTCGACGCCGATGCCTTCCTCCACATCGAGTACGACCGCGCGACCGAGACCGCCCGCACCCTCCTACCCCCGGGCTGGGTCAAGATCAAGATCAAAAACTTCTCCATCGAGAAGCCCAAACTGGTCGACTCCAAGAAGGAGCCCGGCGTCAAGAACTGGACGTCTCCACAGCTCAAACTCGAATGCCTCGTTATGGACGAGGGCCTGCGCGAGCAGCTCAACATCCCCGAGGGCCAGGAGATGAAGTGCTACCCGCGCGTCTATCTCGACCTCGACCCCTCAACCGGCGCCCTCGACATGGGACCGAACCGCAACATCATGCTGGGCCAGCTCCGCGCCGCCCTCGGCCAGAACGAGCCGGGCGTCCACTGGAACCTCGGCATGCTGCGCGACTCGGGCGAGTTCAATACGTTCGTGACGATCGACGTCCCGGACGAGAACAAGCCGGACCAGAAGTACGAGCGCTACGGCAAGTTCGCCAAGGAGCCCGAGCAAAAGGCGGCCTAACCTTCCGCCTCGCATACCGGGGGAGCACATCGCTCCCCCTTCTCACGTCCACCCTGGAGTAACCCATGCAACTTATCTCTCGCGACGACATCAAATGCGGCGAGCGCGTCCGCACCCCAAAGCCCGAGGACATTGCCGCCCTCGCCAACGACATCGAAGAGAAGGGCCTCTTCCACCCCATCGTCATCACCTCGCTCGAGGACCCCTGGCTGGTCGCCGGCGAGACCCGCATCCTCGCGATCGACCTGATCGCCGAGCGCGCGATCGACAACGGCGAGGACCCGATCTACCGCCACAACATGACCATCCTCCTCTGCGACCAGATCCCCTACGTGACCGTGGGCCAGCTCACCGCGCGCCAGATGGTCGAGTATGAGATCGCCGAGAACCTCATCCGCACGGAGATCCCCTGGCAGGACAAGGCCCGCGCCCTCGCCAAGCTCCACGCCATGCAAGAGGACTCCCGCGCGACCACAACCGCCCGCATGCTCGTCGCTGCCGGCGACAAGCGCGACGTCAATACGGTTTCCATTGAGATAAACCGCGCAGCTATTGTAGCCGACAACCTCGACAACCCCGCCGTTGCCGGAGCCAAGTCTCTCAAAGAGGCCTTCAACGTCATCCGCAAAGACGTAACCGCCATGAGCTCTCGCGTCCTCGGCGCCAGCGCCCCGGACCCAACCGAGACCCCCCACACATTCTTCCGCGACTCAATGCAGAACGTCTTTAAGGACCCCTGGCCCGCCTCTCGCCCGGTCGACACCATCATCGCCGACCCGCCCTACGGCGTCGAGGCCGACTCGTGGACGACCAAGTTCCGCGACACCCCGCACAACTACCGCGACGATCTGAACAAGGCCCTTGCCGACGCCGACACTATCTTCCGCGAGGGCTTGAGGATCACGGCCGAACGTGCTAACCTATTCATGTTCTGCGCTCCTCAACACTGGTTGCGCCTAGCTGAGCTCGCGATAGCGGCTGGCTGGAACATCTGGCCTCGCCCTGTCATCTGGTATAAGTCTCGCGAAGGTATAAGGCCCCAAGGTATGCAAGGCTTCTGCTACACCTACGAGACAATCCTCCAGGCCACCAAGGGCGGCAAGGGCCTAATCCGCAGCATCAACGACGTCATCGAGTGCTACAAGGTCAGCCGTCACGGCCGCCTCCACGGCGCCCAGAAGCCCGTTGACATCTACCGCATCCTGATCGAGTGCTCCTCCCTACCTGGCGACACCATCCTTGATCCCACCTGCGGCAGCGGGACTATTTTTCCCGCTTGCAACATAACCAAGACCATCGGCATCGGCATCGAGCAGAACTCCGAGCTCTGGCCCGTCATCGAGGCGCGCCTGCTCGAGGGCCTCGGCGAGTCCAGCAGTGACCTGGAGGACCTATGATCGGCGCTTTCCAGGGAACTCGAGGGCCGCGCGACGCCCAGATCATGGTCGTGGGCGAGGCATGGGGCGCTAACGAGGCCCAGCAGCACCAGCCTTTTGTCGGCGAGAGCGGCAAGGAACTCTCGCGCATGCTAAAGGAGGCGGGCATCGACGAGAGCGCGTGCTTCTTCACCAACGTGGTCAACGCCCGGCCCGACAACAACGACTTCACCAAGTTCCTCATCCCCAATGAGCTTGCGAAGAAGAACAAGGCCGGCGCCGTCAAGCGCGTGTTCCCCAACAACCAACTCCACCAGGGCCTCGAGGCCCTTCACGCCGAGATAGCGACCATCCGCCCCCGCATGATCCTCGCCCTCGGCAACTGGCCCCTCTGGGCGCTGACCCCCCACGCCAACGTCGCGACCAAGAAGGGCTACCGCGTCCCGGCCGGTATCGACTCCTGGCGGGGGAGCCAGCTCTGGTACGACGACGGCGGACTAAACACCCCATCCATCCCCCTCCTACCCACCTACCACCCCGCCGGCGTCCTGCGCAACTGGCCCTGGCGCCACCTCGCAGTGCACGACTTCCGCCGCGCGGCCAAACACCTCGCCGGCGCCAAGCCCTGGACCGACGACCGCGTGCTCGACTGGAACCTCTCCCCCGGCGTCTACGACGTCCGCCGCTGGGTCGACCGCTTCCTCTCCTGGCCCGACAAGACCCTCGAACTTGTCCTCGACCTCGAGACCTACGCGGGCAAGATCCACATCCTCGGCCTGCGCGACAAGAACTCCTGCCTCGTTGTCCCGTTCATGCACGTCAACAAGGCCGGCACGCAGCCCTTCTATTCTCGCAACGACTTCATCTCCATCTACTCCAACCTGCGCCGGCTCCTCACCGACCCGCGCGTCCACCTCGTCGGGCAGAACCTCATCTACGACGCCCAATACCTCGAGCGCTATTTCTGCTACACCCCGAAGATATCCTTCGACACAATGGTCGCGCAATACATCTGCTTCCCGGCAGAGCGCAAGGGCCTCGACTTCATATCCTCCATCTACTGCCGCTACTACCGCTACTGGAAGGAGGAGCGCAAGGAGAGCCTCGACAACGAGTCCACCGAGGACGGCTGCCACTATAACGCCCTCGACCTCGAGTACACCTACGAGAACTGGAAGGTCCTCAAGCAACTCCTCGCCCATTTCAAGAAGACCCACCTCTTCGAGGACCGGGTCGAGCTCATGCACATCCTCCTCGACATGATGCGGCACGGGGTCCTCGTCGACCTCAAACGCAAAACCTCCATGCGCGACGAGCTCGAGTTCGAAATGGGCGCTCTTGCGGCCTGGCTCGAGGGCGCCATTCCCGACAACCTCAAGCCCCCGATAACCAAGACCTCAAAGAGTCCCTGGTACGACTCCGTGACCAAGCAGAAGCACCTCTTCTACACGACCCTCAAGCTCCGGCCTGTGTTCGACCGTAAGACCGGCAAGCCCACCCTCAACAAGGAGGCATTCGAAACCCTAATAGAACTCTACCCCCACTTCACCGCCCTATTCGGAGCCCTGACTATCCGGCGCTCTATGCGCACGATCAAGAACAACGTGCTCGCCAAACGCACCGGCCCTGACGGTCGCATACGGTGCGCCTATGGCCCTGCAGCCACCGCCAGTATGCGCCTCAACTCTACCGAGGACGTGTTCGGCGACGGCTGCAACCTCCAGAATATCGTCCGCGACCGCGACACTGACATCACCCTATTCAACGCAGTGGAGGAACTAGCATGAACGACTATATCGGCCCCGACCACAACTATTGGATCCAGTGCAGTAAAGGAACCGTCTTCGATTTCACCAGCGAGGACCCCGTCGCCCAAACCGGCGTCAACCTCGAGAGTATGGCGCTATCCCTCTCGCGCACCCCACGCTTCCGCGGTCATACAAACCATTTCTACTCCGTCGCCGACCACTCCATGCACGTGACCTACATCGTCCGCAAGATGTTCGAGCACGAGCCCTCAGCCGGTGTGCGCTACTCCTCCCGTATCGAGCTCCTCGCCCTGGTCCACGACCTACACGAGGCCTTCGTTGGCGACGTGCCCACCCCGCTCGCCAACTACCTCCGCGACTTCTACCGCTTCGACCTGAACAAGCTCAAGCGCGCAGTCCAGGCCGACATCCTCCACGTGCTCGGCATCATGCCGCCTACCCCGCCCGAAGAGGACTTCATCAGCCTCGCGGACTCCTACGCCCTCGCCCGCGAGCGCAACCTCTTCATGGAGTCGAACCTCAAATGGTGGTCCGATCGCCTAAAGATCCCCTCCTACCTCGACCGGCCCATCGACCCTAACCTCTCCATGCGCGACAGCTATCGCGTTTTCATGGCCGCCCTCAAGTCCTCCCTAACCGTGGAGAAGGTCCGTGTCGCATCCGCGTCCTAGCGAGCATTTCAATTTCCCCAACGTCAAAAACATGTTCATCCCCGACCCCGGCCACACCATATGCGAGGCCGACCTTGCTGGCGCCGACGCTCGCGTGGTGGCATGGCGCGCCCGTGACGAAGACCTCATGCGCGCGTTCGAGTCGGGCGTCAAGATCCATGTCCACAACGGGACCGCTATCTTCGGCCGCGACAAGATGTACTCTCGCAGCAACAGCGGCAAGTCGGAGCCCTATTACACGCGCGTTAAGAAAGGGGTCCACGCCACCAACTACGGCGCAACCGTCGGAGCCGCCAAGCGCTGCGGCATGACGAAGACGGAGTTCTCTGAGTTCCAAAGCACCTGGTTCCGCCTCCACCCTGCAATCCTCGAATGGCATAAGGAGACCGACCATAATCTCCAAGTTGATCGCACCGTCCGCAATCCCTTCGGCTACTCTATCACATACTTCGACCGCCCAGGGAACTGCTTCACCAACGCCCTCGCATGGGAGCCCTCTTCTGTTGTTGCCGAGGTCACATTCATTGCCATGCGGCGCATCCATCGACAATACCGCGGGCTCATTCAGCTCCTGCTCCAAGTGCACGACTCCCTCGTCATGCAGATACCTACGCGAGTACTGGGACCAACACTTCGCTCGCTTCACGGAATGCTCAACGAGATCGTAGTCCCCTACCCTACCCCGCTCATCATCCCCTGGGACATCAAGCTCTCAACCGAGTCATGGGGCCAAACCAAAGAGGCTAGCTGGGAACAGGCCGCGTAATGGCTGCTAAGCGTATCTACGACAACTGGCTCGAGGCCTATCTGCGCTACACCTCCAACACCGAGGCGCCCGAGAATTTCAACTTCTGGGTGGGCATCTCCACAATCGCAAGTGCGGTCGGGAGGCAGGTCCTGATAGACCAAGGTCACTTCCAATGGGTGCCCAACTTCTACATCACAATGGTGGCGAAGGCGGGCCTCGCAACGAAGTCGACCGCTATCGGCCTCGGTGAAGACCTCATGCGCGCGACGGGCAAGATCAAGTTCGCGGCCAACTCCTCAACCTGGCAGGCCCTGGTCGAAGAGCTAACCGAGTCCAAGCGCGCCAACCTAGAGGTCGGAACACCCCACTGCACGCTAACCGTCGTAGCGTCGGAGCTGGGCACGTTCCTCGACCTCGAGAACCGCGAGCAGGTTGAGTTCCTCACTGAGGTCTGGGACGCTAAGCGCTCGGCCTGGATACGGCGGACCGTTGGCGGCGGCGATAAGAAGCAGAAGGTCATTGAAAACCCCTGCCTCAACCTCATCGCGGCCACGACGCCGGTCTGGATACGCAACAACTATAAACAGAACATGGTGGGAGGGGGTTTCTCCTCTCGCCTAATCATGGTTGAGGGCAAGGCAAAGCGCCGCTATATTGCGTATCCTAAGCACGAGCCTCAGAGCCCCGGCCTGCGCGAGATGCGGGAGCATCTCATCGCCGACCTAACTGCCATGACGGAGCTCAACGGGGAGATGCAACTCTCTCCCGAGGCCATCGAGTGGGGCACAACCTGGTATCGCAACCACCACGAGAAGCCCGAGATGCGCAAGCTCGTCGGCGACCAGTTCGACGGCTATTACGCTCGTAAGCAGACCCACATGCACAAGCTCGCAATGATCATGTCGATCGCTTGCGGGGACTCTATGATAGTCGAGCTCGACCATCTCATCGCCGCGCAGGACTGCCTCTATGAAATGGAGCGCAATCTCAATGGCCTAATGGAGCACACGCAGGCGTCGGGCTGGTACGCCATGGCCAAGGTGAACATCCTCAATGCTATCCGCGAGCGTGGTAGCATGGACCGCGACGAGCTCTATTCCGAGATGAGCACCACACTGAGCGGGAAGGACTTCGACCGCATCATCGCCGACCTAGCGCGCGGCAAGCAGATCTCCATGCTGGCGACCGGGAGCGGCATCAGGGTCGCGCCGAAGATGCAGGCCATTCAGGGAGGGAAGAAGTAGTACCATGTGTCCCGGCACGTAGTACTACCTTCCGACCTCTCACTCCATCGGCACCCGCTTCCGCTCGACCTCCGGATACAGCGTATCGACCTGCTTGGTCACGCCGCGGAACATCCTCTCGCGAGGAATATCTTTCTCCTTATACAAGCGGTCCTTGGTCCGGGTCTGCACACTCTTCCGGACCGCATCGCTGGAGATTATGAGCCCCCTATCCGGCACGTCTTTATTATACCTCTTAATCGCCTCGGTGGCGTCCTTGCGCGCCTCGAGATCCTTAAGCTGGATCGAGCGATAGAACTCCCGCATGAGGATATCCCTCTGCCCTTTCCAATAATCCTGCACCTCTTTGCGCGCGCTCAGGAGATCCCACGTCTGATTGAGGCGCGTCGGCTGGAAGCCCAGCCCCACGCCCGCAAGGATATCCATCTGGTCATTCATATCGTTCGGATCGAACCTCATGACCGCCGTGCCATTTCTATCGCGCTCCATTTGCTCCGCGAGTAACCGGCTCGCCCGCGTGACTGCCCGAGCCGCCCTCGGCATCGCCCGCTCCCAGCGCTTTGGATCGCTCGCCGGAAGAGAGCTATCGAGGATGCTATTATACAGCGCCATCGGAACACCCAGCACCGGCCCCGCCATCTGGCTAACCGCATTGCCGATCGCCTCGGCCCCCGTATCACCACGCGGGTTGAGAACCTCCTTCAGCCCCGGAATGATCCGGCCCATCGACAGCGCCCCGCTCAGATCCACCCGTGGCGCGGGCACCCCGATTGTGTTGAGCGCCTGGCTCACGCCGAACCCTTCCCGCGCGGCCCCATGCAGCACTATATCCGGGCTAATCGCGCCATCGGCCCCCCAATCGAGCATCATCTGCCTTACCATGCGCTCAAAGTCGAACGGCAAATTCCACTGCCGAGCCAGCCACTTCGCCAGCTCGTTCGCGTCATCAGCGCCCGGCAACCCCATGAGGCCCGCTGTCGCCAGCATCATGAGCATGAAGCGCGCCTGTATCTTCCGATCGCTCTTGAACATAAAGTACAGCATGTTCTGGAGGTAGTTCTTGAACATGAACACCACGCCCCTCGCCCCCTCCATGAGCTTCGGCCGGGTCCAGCGCCCGTATTCAAACTGGGTCCTGCGCAGCGCATCGGCCGCGGCCATGTACGACCGCAACGTCTTCTCGTCCCACCCACGGTCGATACGCAACTGGTCCGCCTCGACCTTATTCTCCGCCATGACCTGATCAATCCAAGCCACGTCGTTGTTATTCATCGCAAGGTCGAACGCAGCTCGGAAAGTGACACTCCGGTTAATTCGCTCCGCGAGGGCAAAGGGCGCAGTTCCCCATTGGGCAAGACGACGAAGCCCTCTTTGCCAGTTCGCTCCCGGTAGGGTGCGCTGAAGCACAGGACCCTGACTTGTGGCAGCAAGCTCAGTGGCATACCCGTCATCAATAAGGCGATTGAAGTGAGCTTCCTCAAGCGCTTCCTGTTTCGGGGATTCCTCGATGGGTTTACCCCGGAGCCAATCGAAAAACTCCTTGCTGTTCTCCGCATACGCTTGCGTCACCCTCCCCATTGTCTTAAGATCGCCGAACTTGCCCGCCAAAAACGGCAGGCTCACCATCGGCACCTGCGTCAAATTCGTGACCGCTGCAGCCGGCACAAATGCAAAGTACCAGAGGAATCCGAGCGCCCGCACCTCGGCCCAGTCACCCGCCGGCTGCATCTGCGCCTCGTAGTGCCGCGTCATGAGGTCCGCAATACGGGTTCGCGCATCCCGCGAGATCGGGCTCCCCGTCGTGCGCACGCTCTGAATGGCGTCCTCGAGCGTATGCGCATACTCCATGCGCGACATGAACTTCGAGCTCCTCGCGAAATAGTTCGCGTAAGCCCTCATGCCGTCCATAGAGTACCCCGGAGTATTCTTCCGCCCCGCGAGCTGATGCCGGAAACTCGTCGTGCCGAGGTTCTGCATGGCCATCTTTTCGAGCGTTATTTTATCGCGCTTCTGCTGTGCTGTGAGGTCCTCCTCATTCAGCCCAAGCGCCCGCTCCACGTTCTTGAGCGCATAGCGCGGCAGGCCCTGCCACTGGCGGAGGTGCTCGCCAATCTCATCCTCCTCAATCTTGACGCTCCGCGGCCCGCCGAGGCGCTTAGACAGCTCCACCCCAGCCGCGTCCCGGTCCTTCTTGGTCGCGAACGTCTCGAAATGCACGACCTTGTTCTTCTCGCCCCTTACCGTGAGCGCATACTTACCAAACCTCATATGCGGGAAATAGGGCTTCTGCCGGAGCTGCTCCGTTTCGCCCCTGATCTCCATAATGCGGTCGTTGAGGAGCTCTGGATCACTAACCGTCTCGCGCGCCTGCTGTATGCTGACGTTCTCGAGGTAGCTGGTGAACTGGAGGAAATCATTCCTGATATCCACATAGACCTGAAAGCTCTTCTTATCCAGCTTATGCTTGCGGACGAGCGCGAGAAGCTCCTCCGGCTTCGGCCAACGCGGCTTCTCCTCGCCCTTCGCGAGCTTCTTCTGGTCGAGATAGACCATATTGTCCAGATCGAACATCAGCCCCCAGAGCCCGTCCATCTGCGCCTTGCCGAGCTTCTGCGCCTCACGGATGCGCTCGTCCGCGAGGGTCGCCCATCCCATGGCCCTATTCTCCATGGCCCGAGTGGCGCTCTTGTACACCTGGAGGCCCTGGATATGCGGGTTAAGGTCGGCCAGCTGATGGATACCCGTGAGCCATTCCAGCATAGTCGAGTGCTTGTCGGCCATAGCGAGGAGCGCCTCGAGCCGCTTCCTGCCCTCTCCGTGCTCCCTCGGCAGGATCTTCAACAGCTCCCTCACCTGGAACGTCGAGGCCTTCTCCGGTTGAGCCACCACGTACTGGTCAATACCCAGAGCCTTAAACCGGGCCTGGTTCTTGTTAATGCTGTCAATAAGAACGTCGCGAGTCTTCTGATCGAGGAACGGCGGGTCCGCATTCGTGAGCCCTCTCAACTCCAACTGCTCGAGCCACTTCTGCACGGCCTCAACCGGAGCGCCCTGTTTCGTGTCAAACGCAAACGGGCTGATCCCGGCTAGGACCTTCTTGTGCAGCGCATCAATGATGCCCTTGATCCGGCTCCCCATCTTCGAGAAGAACTTAGCAACCGGGCCAATGACCTTGACCGGCTGGGTCATGTACCGCGCGACCTGATTGACCAGCCACTCCTCGAACTGATACTGCTCGAACTTCGCCCCCTTATAGCCCTCAATCGTGCGTAAGACCAGCGGATGCGGAATCGTCATGGCCATCTGGCGCGCCCGGTCCTGGCCCTTCGCGAGGTGCATCTCACGCCGGTACGCCGTCTTGATCAGGTCCTGCATGTCGGCGCTCGTCGCGCCCCATTCGAACGTGACCACGTTCTCGGCCACAGCTTTCGAGAAATCGGCGAAGAACTCTGTGACCTGCTCCTCATCCGCCGTCAGTTTCGAGCTTCCCGTGCCCATCTTCTTTGCGAGTTTCGCGGCGCTCGACAGGGCTGCTCCTCGCTTCGGGAACGCCGGCATATTCCCCGTGAGCCTGCTCTTCCAGAACGCCTCGCCCTGCGTGGTCACGCTCTGCGCGTTGCCCGGCACCAGCTGGAGCCCTGCCCCATTCGCGATCTTCTCAATAAAGTCATACGCATGCGTGGCGACCCGCTTCCGCCTCAATTCCGGCGCCACATAAGCGTCCGTAACCGTGACCGCATTGGCCTTCTCCCCGTCCGGCTCAACGACGAACTTCGCAATCTCCTTGCCCTCTGCATTCTTCATGAGCATGGTGATTTGGTCGTTGCCCGAGCGCGTTATGTTGAGGAATTCGTTCGCGACTTTGAGGTTCTTCTGCGAGACCATATTGTTGAGGAACTGCTGCAGCTTTGCGTTGTCGATCTGACCGTCCGGGAGCTGCTCCCTCACGCTCTGGGCGCTGTCGCCGAGCTGGCCGAGGGGGTTGCCCTTCCAGTTAATCCATCGCTCAACCTGGCTAACGTCCGCGTCCTCAATCGGTGCGAGCTTCTTGCCGTCGATGTCCTCCTTCAACGACGCTACTAGCGCGTCATACGGACCCGTGGCCATGACCACCGGCGGCTTGCTCACACCGTTGGGGTACTTGACGAGGATATCGTGATCAGGGCGCTCCAGCCGCGCGGCCGTTTCCTGCCCGAGGGACCGTACCGTCCCATCTGCCCCGATAACCATGCGCCTCTTGTTTGCCGGCGTATTGTGGAGGATTTTCACAACCGGCCCGCCCAGATACGCCCACGTCATATCCCGCCGCGTGAGCTGCTTCCCGCCGAGCGTCGGCTTCGCGTAGAACCACGGGTTGACCATGATAACGCTGCGGCTCTGGCTGACCTTTCCGCCCGAGGGAATGATATCCTTCTCGACGTATTTCACGCCCCTGTCCGGCATGACGCTCGGCGGCACGATCTCAACAACGTAATCCGTCTTGATCCCGAAGTTCTTTACGATATCGCGCAGCATGGCCCCGATCGGCGAGGGCTTGACCTTGTATTTCGTCTTATACTTCGCCCCGCCCTCAACCTCGCCCACGAGCACCTTCTGCAACCCGCTATGATGGTGCTGCGCGAGAAAGAGCTCCTCCGTCGCCGCATCATGATACTGGACGTATTTGCTCACGCGCGGGTCCCGCTCTCTTCGCGCCCGCGACTTCACGAGCCTCTTGAGCTGGTCGTCCTTACTCACCCGAGGCCCAACCTGCTCGGCTGGCATAGAGAGTTCCCGCTCGCGCAGTTGCTCCAGGAGCGCAAACTCGTCCGTGCCCTGATGCACGTCCAGCCGGAGCCCCGCATTCACGAGCGCCATGAACCGATCCACGATCGGACCGGGCTGCTTCGAGAACTCGAGCCCTCCTGTGATGCTCCGCGCGAGCCGGGTATAGAGCCGCAACAGGGCCGTCTTGCGGGCGTCCGAGAGGTTCCCCACAAAGCGTATTCCCATAGCCCGAGCCCGGCCGAGGTTGAACTTCCGGCTCACCTCCGAGCTCGCCAGGAGCCGCTGTGTCAGGTCCCGCGTTGGGAGCGCGGTAACGTTGTTCGGATCGATATTCTCCAGATCAACCCGCCGGCCCTTGAACCCGCTGTCCTCCGTCTCGCCCTGCCCCCGCGACATGACGTAGAACTTCTTCCCGTTGCTCAGCGTCCGAGTTTCCTTCAGCCCCGCCTGCGTGAGCTGGCTCTGGATCTTGTCCACGCTCTCGGCGAGTTGCGCGGCCTTGCTCGGATCCCGGAGCATAACCTGACTATCACTCACCGGCTCAATACGCGCCCCGAGGTTCACCGCCTCGCGATACTTAGCCCGTGCGAGAGCAATGTTCTGCTCCATGTTGATCCCGGTCCGGGCCTTGAGCGCATCATTCTTGAGCTTAATGGCCTCCACTAGCGCACTCGAGGCCGCGCCCATGTTGGCCGGATCGAGGAAATCCACACGCGGGCTGTTGAGTGTATCGGGCAGGTCCTCGACCGCCGCAGTAATGTCGCCCCGATTGACCTTGCTCGGGTCCAGCCGGAGGAATCCTTTCCCGCCCCCGACCGCCCCATCATTGAGCGCTTGATCTTGGGTGCCGAACACCGGCTCCGCCCCATCGATCACCGCCGCATAGAGCCCCCTCTTGCGCAGATCCACCTCCGAGAGCAACTGATCGCGCTCGAGCGCATTCGCAGCCCCGACCGTGGCATCAATACCATTCGGCGCCCTCATGATGACCTCTTCCGGCCCACTCACCGGGAGCTCATTCACATCCTGCCCGGTCACGATCGGGACGTCTCCGCTCGCCTTGCGGATCTCAAAGTCGTTGAGCTTCTCATGCGGCTCGTGTCCCACAAAAGCGCTCAAAAACCCGCCCCCGACCGCGCCTCCGACCAGCGCATTGAGGCGCCTCGACCACGCGTCCGGACCCGTAGCCGAGTACTTCTCGTCGAGGAAGTTCCGCGCCTGAATATCAATCTCCTCCTGCAGCGCTTCCGTCCCGCCCTCGACCATAGCGCCGGTTAATGCACGGCCCAGCTTACTGGTCTGACCGAGATATATTCTTTCCAGGAGGTTCGAAGCTTCAGCCCCCGTGAGGCCGAGGCCCTTGCTGAGCATAAGCGGAAAGACGCTCTCGGCTGCACCCTTGAGACCGCCGGCTGCCAGAGAAGTAAGAGGACTGATGTCCCCCGTCGCTTTATGAAGTTCCTGCGACGTTGCGGCGGCCTCAATACCACTAGCCGTTGTGAACGCGCCGATCCCCTCTGCTGGAAGCGAAGCGAGGATGCCGGCACGTGTACTAGCGGGGACCCCTTTGCGCACCATTTTATCCGCGAGAACCCTGGCCGCCCCCGCACCAGACATGATGCTGAGGATGAACGGAGCCGTCTCGCCAAGCGTTCCCGCGACGTATTTCGCCCAATTGATAGGGTCCATAAATCGCAAATCTTCAACGCTAGCGACCCCCCTCTGAGCACCACCGTCCGCGATTTGTTCGCCCGTTTGAGCAAGCGCTTGCGCAAGTCCATTGGAGTCCCATCCGGTTGAGTCCTCCAGCGCCGCAACGCCTATAGCGCCGAGCGTTGGGAGGGTTGAGATAACCTGTCTTGCACCCTGCTGGAGCCCCGCTCCGAACTCACCGACGATCGTCTCGGCCTTGCCCCGGCCAAACAACGTCCCCTCAGTGTTGACCGGACCCGGCCGCTCCCACGGAGCCTTGACCGCTGGCTCAGCCGGCCTATCCCAAGGCGCTCGTGCGATCGGGATTGGAGCCTGTTCCGGGAGCGAAGAAACCCCCGGCAGTGTGTCCGCCGGAGGCTGTTCTGTGGGTCTTTCCCAGGGTGCTCTGTCAGCCATTACTTGACCTTCTCGTAGTTCTTCTTGTCATACTGGTCGCCGCCCTTGAAGCGGTACTTGACCCCGTTGTAGTCCACGACCGTCCCGACCGCCATGGGCTGGGCCTCAGTCGCCGTCACGCTCTCGACCGGCTGGCCGCCCTCAACCCGACCCGAGGGTTGCGCACTTGCGACCTTGTCCAGCCCCTGCGCTTCCAGGAGGATCTTATTGAAGCGCTCTTGCGTTGGGATCTCCGCGTCGGACGAGAGCGGATCGCCGAACTCCTTCATGCGAGTCTTGAAATACGCCGAGCCCTTCGGCCCGATGTTGAGGCTACTCATGAGGCGCTCGTATTCTGTGCTACGGTCCCTCGCCGCGGCCTTGGTCTGCCCCTTGACCTCACCATAGTAGTCGGCCTGAGCGTTCTGGAGATCGATCTTGCTCTGAGCGCTTTGGTTGGCCAGCTCCTCGCCCTCCTGCTCGCGCGGGAAGTTCTTCGCCCGAGTATAGGCCTCGGCCCCTGCCCCGATCGCTTGCCCGAGCTGGCTCAGTCCGTTGCCCCACCCGGGGTTCATGAGGCTGATACCCGCCTGGAGCATCGCGGCCTTGAGCGCATCGCTCCGAGAGACCGTCCCGCGCGGCACCCTAGTCGGCTGCAGGCCCCTGTCGCCCACCTGCGCGAGCGCACTGGCCAGCTCATCCGCATCAAGGCCGGCCTCCGGCACCGGATGGTGCGCCTCCTGCGCTCGGAGGTTCCGCTGGACATTATCCGAGCTCGGCTTATTAACGTCAGGGTTTGCCGGCCCTGGCGTCATATTGACGTCGCTATTGTCCCCGCCCGGCTCCGGCATCGCAAACGCGCGCCGAGGCAGGTCCATGAGGAAGTCGGCCCCCTGCCCTAATAGATGCTCAGGGCTCCAGGAGATGGGCGGAGGCGAGCCCGGAAGCGGCGCCTGCGTCTTGAGCGGGTTGGTCGGGAGCTCGAACAAGCTCCGGAACATGCTCCCGATGACGTTTTCGGGGCTCCACGAGGGCCCTGTTGTGACCGGTCCAGCCATTACATCCCCGCCGTTTGCACGAGCGATCTCACGAACGCGTTGAACATGTCCTCGTCCCCGTAGCGATCGTCCTGACCATTGCTCTGGATCCCGCTATTGTCAAACACCGGGTTCCGCATAGGTGCCGGAGGCCGAGCTGCGGGCATCGCCATGGGCGTCGCGGGCTGCGGAGGCGCATAACCACCCGTACCCATAACCCGCTGAGGATTTGGCTGCGGCATTGGCGGCGTATACATGGGGCTCGCAAACGCCTGCCCGAACGCATCCGCGAGGGAAGTATCCATAGCCGGTGCAACCTGCGTCGGCTGCGCCATCATGCTCTGGTTCTGAGGCCCACTCTGCGGCGCTGGCATCGGCCCTGGAGCCGGCATGGGCGTCATCGGAGCCCGAGGCGGAATGGGAGGCCTGGCCCCTGGGGTGCTTTGCGTGGCGGCCTCAGCGCTCGTGCGCCCTCCGGGAGCGAGCTTGCTGCCCCCAGTAGCGCCCTTCTCTGCGACCGTTTCACCACCTGTCCCCGCCTCTGCGCTCGGGAAGAACAGGTTATAAAGGTCCCACATAGCGCCCGAGAGCGGGTCGATTTGTGTGCCCTCCATCGTGCGGTCCATACCGCTCTGAGCACTCGTGCCGCCCATATCCTGCTTCGGACGCTTCTTGCCCCGATCGCCGCCCTTCTCGCTAATCCGTGTCCCGGCCATATCAACGTCCTCCTGCAATCAGCGATCCCAACGACGGCACAGACGGCGGGCCTCCGATGCGCCCGTACGCCTGCGTGAGCGCGGGGCTCAGAATGTTCGGCATCTGCTGGAGGAACGGGAGCCCTACCCCGCTCACCCCGCCGCTCATGATCGGCTTCTGCGAGGCCTGGCCCTTGATCGCGCCGAGGATCGGGTCGAGCATATCGGGGTTGAGCCCCTGCGATTGACTTGCCATTGCGGCCGGGACTCCCGCAGCGTCAGCGCCCTGCGATGTGAGACCCATCATTGCCATTGAAAGCGGATCCATATTGCTCTCCTAGAGGAACGGAATAATTGACAATGCTGTACCTGCGAGCTGCATGAGCGGGTTGCCCGGCTGCGCGCCCGAGACTGTACCGGTCGAGCCCCCGCCCGGCGTTGCGCCCGCCGCTCCCAGCAACTGGAGCCCCATAGTGAACGGGAACATCTCGTCCTCAAACCCCTGCTGCGCCTGCTCCTGTGCGAGGCCCCGTCGCACATCGCCAACCGCGCTGATCGCGGTCCCCGGAAACAGCTGCGCGCGTTGCGTCCCTGGTGCGAGCGCAACGCCCTTGGTCATCGCATCCAGGCCAGCGAGGTAAGCATCGGAAACCATCTTACTAGACGTGTCTCCGACCTGCTGCATATACCTGTCACCCGCAAGGGCTTTATTCTGCATGGTCTTTGTAGTTGCGAAGCTGGAGAAAGGTCCTGTTCCGACTGCTGCGCGATTGATGCCGGGAATGACCTGCTCATTAAATGCCTCTGAAAGCGGCCTAACCGCTGCATCGACCGCGCCCCGAAGCGCCGGATTTTTGTTGACATCGAGCACGTCTCCTAGGAGAAAATTCTGCGCTCCGGTCAACTTATCGGTCGTGTCCTTGAGGCCGCCCGAAGTCGCGGTGTCGATAATAGCCTGCTGGCCTTGCGACTGCAAGGGGTCGAAGCCCGGAACCTGCGGCATATGAGGTGGCTGGTCGGTGACCTGCCCCGTGAGCTTCATGCCCTGATTGATCAGCTCTCGCTGTTCGGGGCTAAGCTCGACCTTATTGGTCTGCGTAACCTTTGATGGGCTAGACATTAACTGATATCCTTATAGTAATTCACACTCTCCCGGCACACACCAAAACTCTCGAGGATCCTGCCCCAACCTCCCCTCGATACGAGCTCCAAACGCTGGCACTTGAGCGTCTTCGCTACCGTCTCCAGCGCCTCCATGGCCTCGGCCGCAAACTTGACAACCGCGGTCCCGTTCGACCACACAAACCGGAGCGCCTTATTGCCCGAGGCATACCGCACAACCTCGACCACAACATACAGCTCGCCCTTGTTGAAACACAGCACGAGGTTGTCGTGGTGCTGTATGAGCTGGAGGAGGCGTGCCTTGGTCCACGCGAACTCCCACTCATGAGCGGTCGCATCGACGAGTTCCTCAATACGCTTCATATGGGGGCCGATGTCGGAGACCAACTCAACCAAGCTTGTGCCACGCTCCGGCGTAATAGGAGTATATGCCTTGTCCGGAGCCTGGGTCCCAATCTGTGCCATTTGCCAACACCGTCATGCCCTCACGAATGCGCTCGGGCTCCCTTCCTAGCGGTTTGAGGATAACATCGTCAGCGCCCGTATTGAGGTAGCGCTGGAGGTAGTCGAACTGGTCCTGCGCCCACGCAATTGCCGCGCTGACAGTGCCGAGATTGGTCGGAGGCTTGAACGCTATTCTCATCTAGTGCTCTCCCAGGGGCGCAACGTCAATGTCGTAGCCTTCGAGCTCCCAGTGGTCCCCATCAATGCCCTCGAACTTCAACGCGAGGAGCCGGCCCTGGTTGACCACATCCACATATTGGTCCGTGCCCGGAGTGAATATCCCAATATTACCGTTATCTGGGGTAACATACGAGGGCTCGTTGCCGATTATATCAGTCGCTCCGAGAGAAACCCGCACTCTGCCTCCGGTTATCTTGGGCCACACCCGAGAGATGATTTTGCGGTTCTCGAAGTTGACCTTCGGGTTGCCCTGCCGGTCCTGACCGTCAATAGCGATGCCCGTACGCTCGAGGAACGTAGAGATCGGCGTCCCATTGAACGCCGTCCCGGTGTCGATCTGGCGAAAGAGCGTATTTGCCCTGTCCGCAACGACCGTCTTGCGCCGAGCGCCCTCTTGCCAGACCGCACCCGCGGCATCCGCCCACGTGCCCATAGCGGTCGCCCATGTGGATGCACCCGCGCTCTCAACCGGGCCGCTATTCGCATGGACGCCGAGGAAGTCCCTAAACGTGACCGTGTTCTGCTGGTAATTCCACACGCATGCGACGTTGGGGTCGACCGAGCCCGCCTGCGGGTAGCAGAACCAGGCCTCATCAGCGGTCTTATTGATAAACGTAAAGGAGTTCTGGTAGTTCACGCTGTCAATGTCGCCGACGAGGAACTTCTTATTGGTCCCATACACGACCGTGGAGAAATCCTGGCCGTCGAAATACCCGAGATCGATGCCATTGTGAAGGAAATGGACCGCAGTGGCCGCACCGCTATCACCTCGCTTAGGCAGCACAAGCGCGCTCCTGCAGCGAGGCGCGAGTATGCCCGAAACATGGAGGATATCCGCAAACTCCATAACGTCCGTGCCGCCCGAGAAGCGCATGAGCCAGGTGGATTCATTCTTATAAATGACATAGAGGTCACGCAGCTGGAGCCCGTCGATAATGATGCCCGAGTCAACATCCGACAGCTCCGTAGCGCCCGCATCCACAGAGGGATCCGTATCATCCCAGCTCCCAGGCACCTCTCCAGGCCCCGCCACGTCACTCCAACGCACGCGATGCGGGAACACATCGGACCCCTCGGTCAATCCCAGCGCAACGAGGTAGTTCTTATACACCCCGAGCACTTTCGCGCGGTAGGTCGCGGGCCAGTTGGTGAGGTCGACGAGGTCCGTGCCGAGGTTGAGGCTCGACCACAGCTGCGGAACGTCGGAGCCGGGGTTGATAATGGGGGTTCCCTGAAAGACCACCCCATTCCAGTCCCGGTAATTGGTGACATTATAGTCGCCGGCCTGGGAGATATCCGAATGGGTCGCAGAATTGAACGCGTAAACCTTCGAGCCCGCTCCAACCGCGCTCGCATAGAGCCAGAACACGCCCTCGGAGCCCTCTGTCGCCATGAGGAACCCCGGCGCTACGCTCGGAGGGTCCATAACGGGCGCCTCTCCGGTGAACATGACCACCCTGTCGTCGATGAAGCGCATGTTCCGCGCGCTCGTCCACGCTTCGGGCGGCAATTTGTGGTCGGGCTGGTCCTGGACCACGCCAATCGAGGCCACGTTGTAGATCGGAACCCTCGCCATTACCGCCAAGCTCCTGCAACAAAGGTGTCCGGGAACGCAAAACTGCTACATCCCGCCGCATATCCTGGAACCGCATACACCGACGATACGTCCGCGGCGTTGATTGAGGCCTGTTCGCCGAGCCGGCCGCGGTTGTTAATGCCCGTTCCGACCCACGTCCCAACCCCGGCCGTAATCTGCGCGGAGCACATGATACCAACTCCATTGGTCGGCAGATTGAGGTTGGCCGTGCCGTCAGCGTTCTCGCCCATGTCGGTGCTAACAGGAGTGACTTGGTCGAAATTATACAACGACCACACCCAGACGCCACACTCGCTCATGGCGTTGCTATAGTTGACCGTCACAGTGCCGGTCGTGCCTGTGGGCTTGATGATATAGCCAAGGCAACAATTGGCATTGAGTGAGTTCCCGCCGTGATCAACGTTGGCCGCAATAGCCATGCCCGCCCCATCGAGCGCAAAGCCCGTAATGAAGCGCGTGTTCGAGCCTCGCATGGAGCCGGCTGCTACCACGACGATCCGGCCGTACTCCGCAGGCCCGAGGTTGACCAGGATATCGTACTGTGAGAGGTTCGAGTTGTCGAACCCGGCCCCCACGATAGAGTACCGTTTCCGCCTCGGCCTGCCGATCATGGCCGCTCTAAGCATCGTTGCCCGCCGTGATGTTGACGTAGATCTCAATGCAGATAAGCGTGACCTGCGTGCCAGACGCCAAGCTACCATCGTCGCGGTAGATCTCCCACTTAATAAGGTCACCCGCGACGGGCGAACCCGCAACGGTAATGGCCGAGGACTCCGCCCCGGTGAGGAGGTCGCCGTCGGTGCCGGTTGTGTTTGCCGAGGAGCTCGAGCTGCCCGAGGGCGCGGCCGAAGACCAATTGTCATCATGGGAGATCGCAATACCGCGCAACGACCAAATCACGCTCGCACCGGAACCCCCACCCGAGGCCACCGAGGAGAACGCCTTAAACGTGATCGTCCCCTCATCCCACGACTTCGGCAGAGGTAGAACGAAGAACGCGCTCTCGCCCTCGTCGAAATCAATACACGACACGTTAGAGGAGATGACATAGGTCGCATTCGGTGTGGTCATACCTGCGGCCGCAACGGGGATAGTCTGGCGCCCATATTTGAGAGCGCTAATGCTATCGGCCGACACAGCCGTCTCTACCAGGGCCTTACCATTAGCCCTCTGATACGACAGACAACGGAACAATGACGTTGTGTCCGCGATGAACACCGCGACGTCGCCCGCTGTCGTGGCAATGTTGGCTCCAGTCGGGAGCACGATCTTCGCATCGTCATGCGTGAGCGTGAGCGCCGCCGCAAACACGACGATTTTGGTCTGCCCCGGCTCACTCGCGTCGGCGAAATCCGTAATGGTCGTAGTGCCGGTGATACGCACGTAGTTGGAGGTGACCGCAAACAGGTCCGGCGAGCTTGCGCTGGCCAGATCGGCTCGCTCCTCTTCGATAAACCTCGGCCGCGTGGTGTTGGGGAAGCTCGCCTTGAGCGCCGCCTTGATCAGCCGCAAATGGTCGTCGCCCTGGGCCACAACGTCATCTGCGACAGGATTGCTCGACACGAGCCCATCGATATAAGTCGTGCTTTCGAGTGCCATTAGAGGGTTTCTCCCATTTGCATGCGTCGATTGGCCAAGTCGCGCTCCGTGGTCTTAATATCGAGCGCTGCGATGCCGCCCTGCTTCCACTGCGAGAACATCTGCACTGCGGTCTGGTCCCGGATGCCGGTCGCAAGGCGCTCGCCCGCCCAGCCAATGACCGCATACGGCGCGTTGTTCAGCCACTCATTCTCATCGCTTCCGAGCGAGGGCAGGTCGAGCGTGCGATAGTACATCATCCTCACACTCAGCACCCGATTAGGCGCCGGAAAGAGCCTGAAATACTTGCCCGTGAGCGCGTATTGCGTGGGGATGTCCAGCGGGTCGAGGCCGGTAATGGTCCCGTAATCGGTCCGTTGCTGCTGCACTTCCCGCAACGTGTCGGCGTCGAACTTCTTCAGGAGGTGCTCGCCGCCATTGTCGTCGATGACCCACAGGCCGTCGTTCTCATACTCCTCCACGAAGTCGTCCGGGAGCTCGACCCGCTCCTCATCGCCCGCGGTAGTGGAGTCCGAGCGCTCACTCAGCATGAACCAGGGCAGGGGCCGAGAGATCCAGTTCTTCTCGAGATACCTCTGAGCCCTCTGGATCGCGGTCTTGCACTTATCCCTCATTGCGGTGTCCGTGCGGTTGCCGAGGATAAGCATCATTTCGTCTGCGGCTTCGTCGAATGTCATAGCGGGTCCTCTGGGGTCCAGTTGTTAGAGGGCGGGCCTTGGGGCGTCCAGGCCGAGGCGGGAGTGGCCTCCTGTGTCCACGCGCCCGACACACCATTCTCCGGCGTCCAGTTGTCATCAACGCCACTCTCCGGAGTCCACAAGGTATCGCCTTCGCCCTCGGGATACCACTGGCCGAGGAGCCGGACCGTCAGGATCGCCTCGCCGCCCGTGAGCGCGAAGCTCCCGTAGTCGACTGGAAAGCCGATGGTCTTAAGGAACTCGACCGCAATGCCCGTGAGAGAGAACGCTCCGAAGTTCGACGTTAGGCGGCGATTGTAGAGCAGGCTCGCGGCCTGGCCACTCAACGCGAACGAGCCGAAATCCATCGACAGCCGGCGAGCAACCCGGAGCGTAGCGACTTGACCATTCAGCGCGAACGACCCCTGCGCGGCCACGAGGGTGGTGACGCCTCCGGCCGGCTCGAAGTGGATCATAGTGAGGAAGATGTCATCCTCAGTTATGCTCGTGCCGTCGGAATGGTATATGACGTCGTAGGTGGTGTCGACTGCAGCGTGCCAGATAGCGGCCCAAGAGGCGCGAATGGCGTCAGTCACACCAACGAATGAGAGATCGGTGCCTTCCTTGGTTAGCCCCGTCCACACGGCGAGGGGATTAGTGGCGGTCAGCGCGCTAGTGGCGGGGCCGATGCCGAGGCCGAAAGTCGCACCGCCCCGCTTGGCGCTGATGTCGATGGTGGTCTCAACATCGCCCAGCTCACCGTTCTCAGCCTCCGAGAAGTGGGGCGTCTTGGCGCCGGTGAGGGCGAAGACCTTAAGCGTTACCGACGCGCCTGCGGTGTGGTCGTCATTGAGATTGACCACAATGTTCGCGGTGGTACCAGTCGGGAGAGAGGCGTAGAACCACCCCCCGCTCGAGGGGAGGAAGCTGTTAGTTAGATCGCCAACTTCTGTAGCGGTCACGCCTCCAATGGTTATGTTGTCGATAAGGCCGCCATTGCGGGAGTCAGCCGCGCCGACAAGGACAATGCGGTCAGCGGCAGCGGCGCCGATATTGGCGTTGGACCAAGTCCATTGCGTTTCGCTAACCGACCACACATGGGTGTTGCTATCCGTCGCGGTCCATTTGACACCGAACGGCGAGGCAACGCTCTGCCCGGTAAGCGTGAAGCTCCCGAGGCTCCCCGCCATGTTGCTCTTAGCGCGGAACGCTCCAACGATGGTAACGTGCCGGGCCGTTGCCGAGGCCGTCCAGTTGAACGTACCCGTTGCGCCGAGCTCATTCTTCGTCGCGGTAGACACCGCAAGGCTGACATCCGCTCCGGTCGCGCTACCGTTGTCCTGCTGCTCGGTCCAGTCCGCTTGCGCAGGGTCGGTCGCACGAGCGTTTGAGGCCGTAATGTTCCGCGCCCCGCCCTCCAGCATGACGAGGATCTCGCCGTCCTCGACCGTGGTTATGCCGGTTGTCGATGCGGTCGTGGAGTTGGCGGCAAGGGTAGTGCCGGAGGCCTGATCGAATACCGGCGTACCGCCAGTGGCTCGCAGCGCGATGATCGTCCCGCGCGCGACATCGCCCCCCGTGCGCGTCCACGTGAGGCTCGGCGCCCCGCTCCGGACCTGATAGTCCATACGCGCGGACCCGATAGAGCCCGCAGCGTTGGCGGTCGTGTTGCCGGTGTTTTGCGCGTTGGCGTTGGTCCAACCGGAGGGAGCGGTGAACGCGGCGTTGGACCGATAGGATATGCACGCGACAAGGAGATCGCCATTGGCGACCCCTGCTGGCTCAGTTAGTGTAAGGCCGTTGGCCGATACCTCGACTTGTGTCGATATGCCAACAACTGTCCAAAGCGACATTCATCACACAATCTGGAGGACACCGTTCGTCGCGTCAAAGTCGACCGTGAAGCTCTCGCCCGATGCGAGCGTCACAGCCGAGCCATAGTCCCACCACCCGATGAGCTCATCATTAGTAGCCGTGTCATTATAGAGCACCGCATAGCGGAACGGCCCGACCGATCCGCCGCTCGCCGTGAAGGTCACGTCGCCGAGAACGAGCTTGTACGTGCCCGAGGTCTGCGCCGAGGACGTGATGCTCGCCGTAGTGCCGCCGGTCGTGTAGCCGTTGCCGTTCGAGATTTGCGTTATGTTCGACAGCTGTGTATTGGTCGCAACCGGGGCCGTGTTCGTCAGTGCGACCTTCAGCGTGTCGGCCCCCAGATTATGGACCTTCTCCGCGATCGCCTCAACGAACGAGTTGAACTTATTAAAGCTCGCCATTAGTCGTCCCCGTCCCGCATGTTGAGGTTCAGCTCCTCGATCCCTTTAAACGCGGGATCACTCGTGAGCTCGACCTCGATCCGCGCCGGCCGAGTCTTCGTGCGGCGCTTCTGCCCGGCCTTGGGCTCATAGGAATAATCCGGCTCCTCGCACTCGGCGTCGAGGCCCTTCACGACGCCCGTGATCCGGATGTCCACCTGATCGCCGAGGCTGATGTTCTTAACGTCCTGCTCACTTGGAAGGTCCATGTTGAGACAGTACGGGGAGTCATCATCCCCATAACTACGCGGCTCGATGTACATCCGGCGGGGCAAAGATCTCTCCTATCGATTCGTGTGACACATAAAGCCCCGAACGTTCGAGGCATTGATGTTGATAATGAAATCGAGGCCGGCCGCAATATCGAACCAGCCTTGCGGATTGTAGTTCAAAATCAGAGGCCCATTTTGACCCGACAGGATTGCCGTGATGCCTCCAGCTACGAGCGACATCGCCCCGCTGAGGCCATTGTTACCTGCCTTGAGTGTGAGGGCTAAAGATGCAGATGGTATACAAACTAACGAATGTACCTTACGAACGACCCCCGGCGTACCTGCTATGATAATATTGTCGCCGGTATTGCCCGCACTAATGACCGTATACTGGGGGTTTTGCGCTCCCATATCGACAACACAGGGCGCGAAGAGCGACTTGCCTTGCCAAAACTGTCCTGTATCACAGAGTTTCTGAAGATACCTTCCGGCCGAGCCGTCCGCGAGGAGCGGACCTCGGGGATGCATATAAGCTGCGTCTGCCATTTTGAGCCTCCTCTGGGCTTCTCTCCCTCGGTACGCAATATACCGAACCCGAGGGAGAGATCGCTCTGAGTTGTCCGACCATCGGACCTCGTTAGGCGATGACGAGAGGCGTGCCCTCCGTATTCGCCACAACCGCAGTGAGCCACCAGTTGCCGTTCAGGAAGATGAACGAGCACGAGTCACCCGCTTCAATGAGGGTGATGGTGGTGGAGGCAAGGCCTCCGAAGTTCGCCGGGGTGATGACCAGAGACCCGCCGTCCACCGCGTGGATGAAGGTCTTAACCTGGCCCTGCGCACCATCGGCGAGGGTGACAACCTGCGACGCGCCCGTCGATGTCCAGTAGGACACACGCGCGGTGAGCGAGGCAGCGCCGGCGCCAGACCGCTCCTCATAGTCCCACTTGGTGGCACCCATGAGCTTGCAGTCTTTGAGCTGGCCGTCGTAGATATCCTGACGCATTCTGGCCTCCTCTTACGTCGAGCTGATATTCTCGAGGTAGGCCATGGTGAGCCCGCCACGATCGACCATGATAGAGCATTCGGTCTGGTAGAACCCGCGCCGAACGTCTTCGTCATCGGTCTGGACGTCGTCCTTCGACTTAGTGTCGCGGTTCTTGAGCGGCACATAGCGGAAGCTGTCGAAGTCCATAATGAACATCGACTTCGTGTACTTGCCATGCTGGTTCAGCAGGGGATGGGTCTTGAGGAAGATCTTGCCCTGCGGGAGGTTGAACTGCATGAACTCGTAGCCGAACACCTTGACCGGACCGGCATAGTTGATGTCCGAGTTGGTGTCAGCGACGACGATCTTGTTGAACTCGTTCAGCGCTCCGTTGCCGCAGAACGCGATGCGCTCGTTACCGGCGCCCGTCTCGTAGTCGAACACGGGGTAGACCGCGTCGAGGAACGAGGTTGCCGTCATGGCCGTGCTAAACACGGTCGTGCGGCTAGTCGGGATGAACGTACGGAGGCCGCCCATGTAGCGCTTCGGCTTGCCGTTGTCGCCCGTGGTCTCGAACTTGCGGCCAAACATCATCGCCCATTCGATACCGCGCGAGTGGTCGAAGGTCTTGCGGCGCTTGTCGTTGCTCCATGCGGAGCCCGTGCGCAGCCGGATGTTGTCGGTCGTGCCCGAGATCTCATAAGTGTCCTTGAAGATCTGGGTATAGTTCGAGTACTTGATCGGGTTGCGGCTGGTCGCCGGGGGAGCCGGCGTGCCTTCGGCGTATGCCGAGCCCATGAGGGTCAGCCAGCTATCGTTTGCGATAGAGGCCGCAGTCGAACCTGCGACGCCGCGACGGACCATGAACTGAGTCGTGCTGATAACCGCCGTAACCTCGACGAATTCGTTATCGTACGTCGCAGTGCCGGTTTTCTCGACCTGGAGCAGATCGCCCGGCTTCAGATGGGTCGCGAGACCCCACTGGGCCGCAGGACTCGAGGAGTCCGGATCGGTCGTGTCAACGGTGAGGAGGGTGTCGGAGGAGCCGAATGACCCGTTGATCTGGAGGCGGACGTTGCCGTTAGGCTCATCCCACCACGAGAACTCCGGGTCATCGACGATTTTCTTCTTGCCGCGCGAAGTGAGCGCGAAGATCGGGGCAGTACCTGCCGGGTCCCGGAAGAGGATCATCTCCCGGAAGTTCTTGGGACGCTCGTCAGTCCCGAAATCTCCGGTTGCGCGGAGACCTGCAACAGCAGCCATTGTAGCGATTCCTCATAGGGAATTACTCCTGTCCGCTACGCAAAGCCTCATTGATTGCAAACAAAGGATTGGTCTGTTGCTGTCCACCCGACACAACTCGTGTGCGAGGTGCGCCCCCGCCGTTGGCGCCTGCAGGGACGTGGGGCTGACGCCTCACTCCGGTAGCACGCACGGGAGGAATCGTTACTCCAAAGTACGCCGATGCGGTGCGCGCTAGGAGCGGGAGGAAATCGTCGACACTCGTCGTTGGGTTGTGCTGCCGGAGCGTTGTGACAAGACTTGCCAGCGCCGCTCGGTCAACGCTCTTCAACTGCGGGTAGTCGTTAAACAGCCTCTGCTCGGTATCGGCACCCTGACGGGAGAGCTGAACCAATCTTCCGACCATTGTGGGCAGCGTTGCTTGAAGCGCCCTCAAGGTCTGCGTTTGCGAAATCAGATGAGCTCTTGCGAGCAATCGGGGAACCATCGGTGCAACGTCCCCAAACGCTTCAGCTTCGTCCTTTGAGAGTGCAAAAGTGTTTTGCGCGTATTGCGTGATGATTGCTTCCGCGTTCTGTTGCACATAGGTCTCGAAATCCACAGCTGGCTGAGCCTGTGAGGGCTGCTGTGGCTGAGGCCCGGTCGCTTGAGGCGCCGGGGCTTGTGGTGCCGGCTGCTGTGTGCCGGCCTTGGTGACCGGTTGAGTCGCGGGAGTGGCAGACGGGGTAGCCGCTGGCGCCTCCGTGTCAACCGCATCGTCGGTTCCTGCAGACATATCCCCCAGATCGAAACTATCGTCATCGGGGGACTCACCGCTGAGGTCGGTTACGACAGCGCTAAAGCCGCCATCGAGGTCCTCACCATCGCCGTCATTGATCAGCATTTAAGCTTTCTCCATCCTCTGTTTCGTCCTCTAAAATGACCCCGGCCGTTTGCAGATCGCTCTCCACATAGGCCACGAGGTTATCCGGAAGACTTGCGAGGATCAACATCGCGTTGGCTTCGCCTCGTTCGGCGGCCTGGACTAGAACCTCGGGGATATCAGTCGGAGCTTTCTGCCCGATAGCGATAAACCGTTGTTCGGCCTGGCTGCGTAAAACGGCCGCAGTATAAAGCCAACCCGGATGGTTAACAAGGCCTCGTAAGTCCTTCAAGATCTCTTTTCTACGAGCGACGGACTCCTCCGTCAGCTCCAAGTCGATATCATCCAACTCCTGTTCCTCCCACTTGCACCGGCCCCACGCCGTTCATCTGGCGCGCCATGTCAGGATCGGTCGGAGCTTTCAGCGGCACGATGTTGCCTTGCTGGGCCTGCTGCGCGAGCATGACCGGGTCCTGATAGTCGAGCCGGAAGTTGTTCACGTTGCGCAGGCCTCCGAGCTGAGCCACCCAGGCGAATATCCTCGCGACGTCGTACTGCGCCATGATCTCGGGGAAGCCCGCCATGCTGGTCATGAGGTCTTTCCACACATTGAGCTGCGCGAAGCGGTCGATCGGGAGGCTCCCGTCCACCATGAGGTAACCATAATGGCCCGCGATGTCCTCGGCGCTGTGAATCTCAATGAACCTCCGGCCGGCCTGGAGCGCTTGTGAGCCCACGATCTTCAGCTTTTTGTATCCGTCGTAGTACTGCTGCGCGTTGGCGACCGTGTGGCGCCCGAGCGAAGCCCAGCCCGCAGCGGACATGTACTCCGTGATCGTTTTGCCGCGCGAGGTTCCTGCAGCCATCTGGCCTCGAGACTCGGTTGCGGTGCGCCGTCCTCCTTGAGGAGCCGACCCCATAAGCAGGTCGCCGATGCCCGTGGCTTTCTCACCGAGACCTTGCATAAGCTGCATGTCGGAGACGTTGGTCCTCGTGACATCGTTAATCATAAGCTGTTCGACAGCCTTGTCCCCGCTAATGCTCGCCCCTGCACGACGCCGAATGATGCCGCCTGGCATCGGATCGGTGAGGTCCTTGATGTTAACCCGAAGCGGATCGACGAGGAACAGGTTGTTCAGGCTCGCCCGCACGTTGAACATGCGAGAGTTGAACAGCCAGTCCATCGTGTTGCCGATGCCGTCGGTGATCTCGGTGAGGCCGCGATTGGTGAGGGAGTGGGCGTCGAACTCCATCTCATTAACGGAGAACGGGTACTCGGCGTGATAAGCCCCGAACGGGGCCGCTCCGATAACGGTCTTCCAGTCGCCCGTAACCGTGAAGACCCATTTGCAGGGGTAGGAGGTTTCGCCGAGGCCCCACTTGGAGGGGATGATATTGACAAACATCTCGTACACGGGCACGATGCCGGGAACGCGATTCTCCGTGTCCTCGGTGGAGTATTCGAGATTGAACAGGTCCTCGCTCGGGCGCTGGATCACGCGCGAGTTGCGGTCGCGGTCGGTGTCGGTCGGGAACGTCGGCACGATGCGGGGATCGATAGCGTCGACGTTGGTGTAGTAGCCCTGGGCCTCACGCTCCTTGAGGAGCTGGTACGAGAGCCGCTGACGGGTGCCGAAGAACTCGCCCTTCTGCAGGTCCCGGAGCGCAACAGTTGGGTCGGGAATGACGTCGAAGGGGCTGACGTTGAAGACCTGGTTGCCCTCGTAGCCCATCACCTCCTCGACCACCTGCTCGACGTCCACGATTTCGCCCGTTGTGGGATCGATCAAGGGCTCCATGTGGCACACGTGCCGCACGGTCTTGGTCCAGTAATCGCCGAGGATCCCGACGCCGTATTTTGGCGTGTCGTATATCCACGAGAATAGGGCAGGGCCCATGACCCCGACGTTGTACTGATAGTGGTATAGTGCCTCGAGCGCCATGACCTGATTCTCGCCCTCGCCCTCATAGCCCTCGAACTGGAACACGGGGGAGCGCGAGAGGAACGCGGCAACGAAATAGCTGTGCAGCGCCATGACGACGCCATACGCATACGGCACCCGAATGGTTGTGTACTTGGGATCGCCCTGGTTCTCGCGCTTGTTGCGGCGCCGGGCGTCCTCCGCGCTCTCGGGCACATAGGCGACCATGGTTTCGTCGGCCTTGCGCCAAGTATTGCGCTTGTCCTCGTACTCCCGATCGCTCATCTTGACCCGCCAGCGGATCTCATTGATGATGCGCTTGGAGAGTTCCCCCTTCGGGTCCAAATCGCGACGTGTAATGTTAGGCATTATGGACATCCTCTATGAACATGCAACGGCTCATCGTCATCGTCACCGAGTTCGTCCCCGAGCTCTACGTCGATACAGCCGTCTATGGCGCTTGCGGTCGCGTCCAAGAGGTCGTCGTGAATGACTGCGGGGTAGTCGGTGAACTGAGTAATGAAATCGTGATGGCTCGGGCGAATATACAGGTGCCCGTGTGAGGCCGGACCGGAAATTGCATCGCTGATGCGATCGGTCTTGGCGCGTTTATCCCGCATTTCCTCTACGGGAACAAAGCGGCGCCGGGTTGCCATCTCCTTCGTAATCAGCCACTGGAGCGTTTTCTGATACGCCACAGTTTCGACCCGGATCTTCTTAGGCCTCCAGCGATAGATAAGCCGGAAGAGCTCTCCGATGGTCCAATCGGGCTGGTGCCCGCGATTGAGCGTATATTCTAGCAGGTAATAGTCGAGGTTCTTATATGCTATGACGCTGAGGCACTCGAAGTCTTTGCCTCGGAACTGCTTTGCGATTTGGGCCTCTGTTGGCGGAGGCACTGGGTCAATACCGATGACAACAAACGCGCCACGGCACGCCTCCTCAACATCGTCATAAAATTTGAGCCACTCGCGCTTGAAGAAAGAGCTCTCAGGGGTGGTAAGCTTGCACTCTTTCTCGCGGGTGAACAGGCTGAGCTTGTTGCGGGCGATGGCTCCGATACGCTGGTCGCGCAGGTCGGCGCTGCTTTCGCGCTCGGGCCAGACGCTTTGTCGCTGGTCAAGGGGTAGGTTCTCCGTGTCTTTGGTCCAACACCCTTGCACCATGGACACCCACATGGGGTCCTTAAGCGCCTTCATGGAGGGGTCTTCGTGGTTGAAGGGTGTTTGCAGCATGACCATCTTGGCCTGCGGGTTCTCCGAGCGAGGCGCGAGAGAGTCGACGAGAGAGCCGAGGACTAGGTTCTCCGCCTTGTCACGCTGCTCCGCGCTAGCCGCGACTTCCTCGTCAATGATGTCATCGATGCCAATGAAATCAGGACGATAATCGTCAATGTTAATGCCGCGGTGCTTACCAGTGAGGCCGAAAGCAATAACCCATATTGAGATATCCAGGCGAGTGTGGATAATCTCGAGTGTGCCCTCGGTCCACTTATCGCCGAGTCGGAGGCCGTAGAAATCGCGCCAAAGCTCGTTGCGCTCGACCTGGCGCTTAATCCAGCCAACGGACTGCTCAGCCTTAGTCGCGCTAGCAGCGATGTATAGCATCGTGCGAGATATGCCATAGGCGATCCTCTTACTCATGAACGAGCGCAGATTGGTGGTCTTGCCGCTGCCGCGATAGAGCTGCAAGTTAACAAAGCGGCTATTAACCGCTTCAAGCCTGTCCCACATTGAGTCGTAGAAGATAGGAAACGGGTCTCGATAGGCGCGGGACAGGAAGTGCTTGTTGTAGAAGCGATGGTCTACCGCGGCGAGGTCGTTAATCTGGGCTGGGGTGAGACCTGCCGCGGCTGACATTATGAGCGCTCCTTATAGTACTCGTTGATGGCCTCGGCGCGATTGCGAGCCATCCACTCTTTCTTGTAGCCGCCGCCGTCAACCGGCTGTTCGTCGCGCGTCAAGAGGGGCGTGCCCGTTGTTGGATTGAGCACTCGGAAGAGGGGCTGCCCCTTCTTCACTCCCATTTGACCGTGCGTTGCAAGTTGGGTCATAGACTAACCTCCAGAGGGGACAGGACTCACGTTTCACTCGCGCTCGGTTCTGGTAGGCCTCGAGCTCATTAACCGCACTGATGAGGTGCGGGTTGCGAGGGATAGGCATTACGGGTACAGCCCTCCGCCGGTCTTGGGCTTGGCGGGCTTGCCCGCTTTTGCGCCCGGCCCTGCAGCCTTGCCGCCCTTGCTGCTGTTGGAGGGCGAAGCTTTCGGCGGCTTCTTCGGAGGAATCGGAGGCTTAGGCATAGAACTCTCCTAGTTCTGAGGTTTGGGCATGCACTGTTGTGCATAGAGGTCGTTGAGTTGAGCCACTTGCTTTTTCGTGCCTCCGCTATCCGACCGGCTCAACATGATCGGATAGTGAGGTTTCATCATCTCGCAGAAGCCCGCGCTGCCGACTAGGGGCTCCAGTCCCATAGGGCTCGCGCACGCGCTCAGCGAAGTCGCCGTAATCAAACACAGGACCTTTATCAGTCTCGGAACCATCCTTGGGCCTCGATACGCTTGTCAACTTCTTCATCAGTCAGGGCTCCCCACTCTTTTTGGATACCGGCGGCAAGGGCAAGGGCCTTGGTCGTCGCGGCGAGGTTTGCGGCTGCAGCCCTACGCTCGCCCTCGTTGATCCAATGGTCCTGCTCACTCCACTCCATGAGCTTGGTGGCAAGGCGGACAATGGCGAGGACGAGGTTGAGCCAGGTCATTATGGGTTACCCCAAGATTGCGTCGATGACGGACTGATCCTTGGAGACCCGCTTGGGGTTCTCACAAGGCTCGAGAGCGGCCTCAGCTTTGAGGCCCTCTGCTCCGCATAGAGCACACTTGCCGATGAATGGGCCGCCCTTGGGGGAGGTTCTCACGACCACGTGGCAATCTTGGGGCTCGTTGGGCATGCTATTCCCCGCCGCCGTGGTCATCGGGGCTACCGCCGTCCTCGTTGGTGTCCTCGCCGATCGTGCCTTCCTCGACGATGATTGAGCGCGTTGCCGTCGCATGGAACTCGCGCGACTCGCCGGGCTGGAGCTGGGTCGGGTTGACGGTTTCGTTGCCCTCGTCGTCCTCGTCGACCGTGCTCACGATGACGGCTTGGCCGCCTGCAGTTACCTTAACGCTCGTTGTCATTTCTTGACCTCCACTGTTCCTTCGGTTTTGTCGACCACGACCACCGTGGCCTCCGTGGGCTGCTTAGCCGCTACGATGTCGACCTTCTGTTCCGTGCGGCTCATACGGGAACCGAAGGCAAGAACGAGCGCAAGGGCGAGAACGCCATTGGCTGTGTTGAGGGCCGGATCGGGCAGGCTCCAGCCGAATAGGTGGAGCGCTAGCCCGTTGAGGCCGTTGAGCAGCGCGAGCGTGAAGGCGGCAATTTCCGTCTTCCGCTGCTGCATGTCGGGGCCGAAGAGGTTATCAAGCCAGTTCATAGCCGCGCTCCGAGAGGGAGTCCTTCGACACAGACTCGATAAGGCTCATGAACGCGATGCGGAGGTGCGGAGCGACGCTGCCCCAGTCGCCGATGGAGCCCGCATTGCGGCAGTAGTCGAGGTACTTGCGCTCGCAGTAGTCCTCGAACTCATTGTCGCCGCGAGAGAATGGGCGGTTGGTCCGGGTGGCGCGAGCCTTCGCCATGGCATCCTCGCTGAATGCCGGGGCCTCGGAGGCGGTAGGGGAGGCGCGGTCTGCCCGAGCGCCCTTGACCGGGACCGCGTCGCCGGTGGCGGGATTGGGCTCTTCCTTGGGCGTAGCCTCGACCGGCGCGACGTTCACTCGGCCGATTCCGGCGAGGGGATCTGATGGTTCGTTAGCCATTTGAGAGTGTCCTCTTCTGCTTTCGCTATGTGGTGAAGTGCCGTCTCGATGTTGGGGTGACGCCCGCGGAGGGTGATGTCACAGATATCTCCTAGACGGGTTCGGAGATCCTCAAATGCAGCGCGTATGGCGCCCTCGGCGAGGGGGAAGTCCGTATCACTCGGGCTCACGGTAGCGCTCCGCATTGGATGCGAGGATGAATGCGAAGCCGGAGCTGGTCTTGTCATGCTCGGGCGTACCCTCCGGGATGCGGACCTTGAACCAGAGGAGTTTCTCGTTGGCAAGCTCATTGATGAGGTCCGTGCCTGCAACATAGAACCAGTCCTGGTCTACGACCTCATATCCTCCAGTCGTGGCCACAACGTTGTCGGCATAGAAAGAGGGCCACTCATGGAATTTGCCCAGCTTGGTCGGCCGGACATAGAGCTTTCCTGGAAGGGGCTTCGCTTCCTCTCCCATAGCCATTGGACTGGGCTCTGGAGAGGTGGGCTCCTGTGGTCCCTCAAGAGGCTCTGGAACTTCTGGAGAGTCAGCACGTCCGAGGAGCCGGCCTCGGAACCAGCGGAGGGGGAACTGAGGGCCGACATCAACCTTGCGTCGAGGTGCGATGTCAGCGTGGCGAGCGACCTCTGTAATTCCGTAGGCGTCCTTGAGGGCCAGAGCGATTTCCAGTCCAGCAGCAAGCTGGGCCTCCGTATAAGGCATCCAGAGACCTTTAGGATAGATCGCGCCCTCGGGATCATTGAGCGCAGGATGCTCTTCAATGCGGTATTCTTTTCGGTCGAATACTGCTCCGAAATCGGCCTTAGCTCCAGACGCTCCTGAAGGACTGAGCAGCCCAGGATTAACGAACTCGATGCCGACCGAGAAGTCGTTAACGTTACGAACGCCTCGGTAGGAGCTCGCTCCGGCATGCCACGCTTTAACGTTGCAGGAGACCAGCTGTGTGATTCTCCCATCACGTCCGACCACGAAGTGAGCGCTTGCTTTGGCAGCGGGATTGCAGAGCCAGGAGATAGAGCCGGCATCGTTGAGTGCTCCTGCGGTGTCGTGGACGATGAGGAGGCGGGGCTGGATCAGGCCGCCTTTGTTGGGGGAGGGGACGACGCGCACCCCCTCGAGCATTCCGTTGGCGAACTTCACGCTGCGCCCTCCTCGATTGCTTCGCGGAGCTTGGGCTCTTCGCCGGCGAGGAACTCTGCGAGGGAGCCGGGCTGGAACGGCCTCAGGGCCTCGTCGAGGAGTGTGACGAGCTCGGTGTCTTCGAGGGCGTCGGCGATGATGCGCACCGCTCGAGCGGTTGTGAGGAGGAGGTCGAGATGTTTCTTTTCCATTGGGGCTCCTTGTTGGATTGGGGCTGGTGGCTTTCCACTCAGCGCTTTACTTCGCCTACGGCCTTAACGGAGGCCTTGCGGCCTCCTGGCCTACGGCTTCGTGCCAGGGCTAACCCAGATTAGCGAGGGCACTCATGAGCGGGTCTCCCCCGGCGATCTCATTGTAGGGGCCATGTGAGTTCACAAGTGGGGGCGCTGTGACTCCCGGAGTCGACACGAGCGGGGTACCCGGTCTCACCGGCATGGCTCCTGGCATGCTTAACCCCGCAGCGAGGAGCATGGGGATCATGGGATCGTCAGGGGAGAGAGGAACTCCCTGGGGAGTAATTCCTTGAGCCAGAAGCGCGGCCTCTTTCGAGAACTCCTGCTGGGGCGCTGGGCCTTTGAGCGTGGTCTGGCCTGTGACTGGGGCGGGACCTTGCGCGGGCGAACGGTTATACATCCTAGCGCCTCCACTGTTCCGGGCAGCGAAAGCCCTTGTTCTGGATTTCGGCCGTGAGACAGAGCTGGACCAGATCGCTCTTGCGCACGAGATCCTCGGGCAAGGTTGCGCTCCGGAGGCTGTAGCCGATATCCTTTACGGCCTCCTGCAAGAGCCCGATGTCCTTCCTGATACTGTCCCGGAGCACTTCGAAGTCCTTCTTGAGGTTCATGAGGTCTTGATTGCTCGCGGTCTTGTCGCGCTGGAGCTCGCGGTATTCGCCGCCCATGGTGAACGCGAGGCCGATGAGAGCGATTATGGCCGCGACTGCTATGCCGATTGGAATTACGCCCTTGGATAGATCTGTCATGCGCTTGTTAACCTCATTGAGTGTCATCTAAAATCTCCCACTCCAAGGCATGATTACGATCTCACCGGGCTGGAGCTGCGCCCAATTCTCCATGCGGTCAATGCGTACGCCGTAGGGTAAATGTCTTGGGGAGTATATGCGGCAGATGATTACGCGCGCCCAGGCCTCTCTGTTAGTGAGGGCGCTCCAGTAGCGGTCGATTTGTGTGAGGGCTTCGGGCTGGAATGTCGACTTGACCTCGACAACGGCAGGAGGTTCTCCGTAAACCACCGCATCAGCGAAGCCGCCTCCGAGGGGATACTGTCGCTCAAGTCGTCGGTCAGAAACACGCTGGAGCTGATCGAGCGCTTTGTCCTCATATCTAAGACCGGCCTTCTGGGCCAGCGAGCGCCGGGAGGGGTTGGGCCTTAAGGTTGATCTCGTTGGCATGGCGGACCTGCAGGGCTTGGGCGCGCCGGACGTCGTCCTGGCTGATGTTGAATACGTTCACGCTCGCAGCGCCGGGCATGGCGGCGTCGGGCTTGTCCTGCTTGGGCGTGATGTACTCCATGAGGAAGCGGCCGGCCTCGACGAGGTGGGGCAGGGGGATTTCTTTCTCCGGGTTCGCGACGCGCTCTTGGATTGCGTTGAGGATCGCGTCGGCGGTGTCGAGGACCCGGCTGCGGACGTTTTTGATCTTGTCGCCGTGGCGCTCGAGGATGCCCTTGGCGCGCAGGTCGAGGAAGGCGTCGCTGCGCATGATTGTGAGGACAACTTGGAGGTTGCGGCCGAGGAGGGAGGCCACCTCCTGCGGCGTCAGCATGGGGTGCTCGACCGTGAGCTCCAGGATGGCCTCGTAGGTCCGGGAGCGGACCTTGATCTTTTGCGCGGCTGGGGCTGTAATGGTCATGGGCTCTCCGCGGTAAGGGGCAGCGGGGAGGGCTCTGAAGAGCCGGCCCTGAAGGCTCGAGCACACACGCGCCCGCTGCGGCCGGGATAGTAGTGGGGGCAGGGGCGCGGGTCAAGGCCTCGCAGTGGAGCGGGGCGCGAGGCCGCGGGTGGTACCACGTGTCGGGGCACATAGTACTACTCTGTGAGGGCGTGGTGGTGTGCGCAGCACGCTCGTGAGTGGTACTGTACCCCTGGAGTGGTCGCGCGGCGGGGAGGGGCCTGAGAAAGGGAGGACCCCGGCTGGCGAGGGGGGCAGGCCGCCGGGAGTACACGGCCTGCGTGCGTTAGCCCTCGAGCACACGCAACTCAAGCACGGTCATCACGAAAACGTGATCGAGACCGGGGGCCGGGATAGTGCTGGACGACCTTGGCAAGCGGGGCGACTCATGATTTCTGGTCTCCAGGCAATCACGCCACACGGAGCGACTCAGATGACCATGGCCCTGACCCCAACGACCGCAATTGGATACACCCTGCACACGCTGACCGAGGCTGGATATGTCGGCCTCACGATTAAGGGGTATCAGCATGACGGTGAATGTATCATCGTGGAGTTCCATATCGCAGACTGGGACAGCAACATGACCATGCATTGCTGGATTGACCACACTGGCCGCATCTATGGCGAATGGTAGAGCT